CGTTTATATTAGGTTCTAATATAACAGCATCACAACCAAATTATACATATGTTAATAATTTAAGTTCACAAAATAGTATTAATGCTAGTATTATAAGTTCTACAAGTGGAAATTCAAATCAATGGAATTTTGCTTATTCAAACCAAACAAATTTTCTTCCTTTAAGTGGCGGATCTATGACTGGTTCATTAACAGTAGTAGGAAATATTTCAGCAACACAAAATTATTTTTCTGGAACTAATAAATCAGTATTTACACCACAAACAACTACAGTCGGTGTTAGTGCAATAAGTAATATTGTTGCTGTATCGGTTTTACCAGTAACACCAGATCCTTCAACATTGTATATTGTGATATAATGGAACTTATAAGCGCAACAGATTTACAATTTAATTCTAGACCAGTTATGGAAGCTTGGTTGGGAAATAACTTGATTTGGGGTAGAGGAGTTATTTGGACTGGTTTAGGACTTGATAATAATTGGAGTAATACCAGCAATTGGTATGAAGCAAAAGTACCTCCAACGTTTTCATCAATTCAATTTACAGGAACAACGAGACTGTCTACTTATAATGACTTTTCTATAGATAGACCAGTTAATGACATAACATTTAATGCTAGTTCTGGATCATTTCAATTGTCAGGAAATAGATTTATTTTAAGCACTGGAGGAATTACAAACAATTCTGTAAATGCACAAACAATTAATAATGATATTAAATTGAGTTCGGGAGAAACCTATATAAATTGTAATACAGGAGACATAACATTTAATGGTCTTTTATCAGGTTCAGTTTCAATTGTTAAAACCGGAAACCGCAAAGCAAATATTAGTGCAGCTAGAACTATATCTACTGGCTCTGTGACCATAAGTGCAGGAACATTACAGTTTGACAATCTTACTACAAATGGAGGAGGAGATATTGTTGGTCCAACTCCAACGATATACAATTTAAGCGGTAATGGAGCATCTTTAAATTTAAATACAAACATCTTCGGTTCCGGAAACAAAATTTCCTTTGCTGGAAAAACCATCAATTTTAGCTCACTTGGAAATCAAACGGTTGCTCTTACTGGAAACATTCTGTGCAATAACTCTACGTTTAAAACAAACGGCGGAGCAAAAAATTATATTACTGGGCCTTTAGCATCCGGAACAAATTACTTTAATGCTCAATTTTCTACAATAACATATAATATAGCTGATGGGACAGATGAGGTGGATTTAGAAATTAGTGCTTTTATGTATTTTCAAAAACCCATGAAAACAGGAACGGGTAAATTATCAATCGTTGCTCCTTATGCTACAAATATAGCTGGTCCGTTAACAATTTCAGCTGGGACATTTGATGTAGGTGGAACATGTAATTTTCAAACAAATTTTAGTAATGGGGATAATACGATTAACAATAATGGAACACTTTCTTACTCTTCGAGCGTTAATTCAAATTGTTCTAATCATGCAATCAGCGGAACAGGCAATTTAATAAAGAGCGGAACATCGACAGTGACTCTGAGTGCTGATAGATGTTCTTATATAGGCTCTACTTCAATTCTTAACGGAAGTATCGTAACTACGAAAAACACAGCCACAGCAACATTTACTCCAACTACTTTAACTATTAATTTCTCAACTCCTCCTAATATTGGCGATACATTTAGATTTTTTTCTGGTTCGACCATACAATCTTATGCCTCTGTGTCGCTAATAGGAGCACCAGCAAGAACCGCTAGTTACAATTCCTCGATTTCAACCTTAACAATAGATTCATAATTATGCTAATAGAACCAAATGAACAAGGATGGTCAACAAGTGACCAAGGACCATGGCAATTAATTTTCAATGATGAATATATTATTAAATTATTTGAAGCTGGATTAGGAACTTCCACCCAAGAAAAACTTTTTGTGGGTACTAAAGAAGATTGCGAAGCAAAAATATTCGAACTCGGATTGCCACTCGCATGCAGTAATTCGCTTGGAGAAAATTTAGAAGAGAATTTAATATATTCTCCTATCCTAGAGGAATAGCTTTTTAAATATTATTAATTGCTCCTAATCTTTCCTGAGCTTTTAATGGGTATTTAAAAGGCAAACAAATTATCATATTCAGCAGTGAATATAATTAGCTAGTATATCCAAAACGTTTTTGATAGTTATAATAAGTTTTATCAATCCAATTACAAATATCTTTACCTAAAATTTCTTTATAATCTGTATTTAAGGGAATCACTTCATTTCGAATAGTGTGTAGATCACTAGTAAGACCATAAACAGAGTCATCTTCTTTAAGAGACTGCTCAACGTTTTTAAAATTATGTTGAAATGATTCTAATTCAAGATAATTGTAAATTTTATTGAGTTCTTGTCGAGGATTGTTTGTTAAATCTTCTGCTCTGATGTATAAAACCTCTTTATTAATGCCTTCTAGAAAACATTGTTCTAAACGCTCTAGTGCAAGTCCCACTGGGGGAGATGCAAACCATGAATCCACTCTTTTTGCTGTGTTTGTACCAGACATTTCCGCATGATTTTGAATTGTTTGGTGATTTTCTTGGTTTTTACGATAAATCTTTTCCATGGATGAAATAATACTCTTTAAGTTTCTTATCATGCATATCATTTTAGGTTTATATGGCATAAATGCCTCAAACCATTTATAATGAATAGTACCACCTCTTGTTTTTATGCAAATATTAGATTTTTCTGAATATGAACTTGCATATCCTTCTAAACCACCCCAACAAAACCCTCTCCATGCCTTAATAGCTAAATCTTTATCAATAGCCTTAACTTCTGGAGAATTTGTAAAATTCATTCTAGCTCCATAGAGATATTCAAGAACTGGATCTGTAGGAGTTGCTGTTATTGTTGGATTTTGATTAAGAATGCATTGAAGAAGCGTTGACATGCTTCTTGGCATTGAAGAATTGAAAAATATCATGTATTAAAATATAATAGAGTGATTCATATTAAAAAGCAACTCATTTTTTGAACCTAAAATAGATTCTATAAACATATTTTTGTCAAATAGTTTATTAATATCGTTATATGGACATTCATGCAGTCTGCCACCTGTCCAATCATCAGATTCTAAGTACGAATCTATTTTATGACGAAATAATTCTTCTTTATCTACTACAATATTTGTATGAATTTCATGTCCAAATACTTTTGGGGAGTTTGATATCCAACCAACAGTAGCATTTTTATTTAAAGCTGCTGCTGCATGTTGAGTAAATGAATCTATACATAAAAATTTGTCTGATAATGCAATATAACAGAACAAATTTCTAAAATTATCTGTTATTGGAATGGTATTTTGAATATTTTGTTGATTTTCTCTCTTAATATGAAGTATTTTATAAAATTTATCTTTAATAGAATCAACAATTTCTGCTGTAAATGATATTGGAAGATCTCTAGACCAAGAATATGGTATTTTTTGATTTTCAGCACCTCCCGAAGATTGAATTGTGAGTATTGGACCTTGCTTATTTAAAATATTTTGAACAAACATCAACTCTCTTTCAGTTAGAAAGAGTTCTGGTTTAATAGAAATACATGTAATATTGAATATATCACACCAAATTTCTGCTAAATGTTTTTTTCTATATAAAAGATCTCCAGAATGATACGGTTCCATTCTGAATATTTTAGAATTTTTGTTTTTTATGTAATCATCATAGAAATATGGAATATTTCCAAATTTATATACTCTAAAAACATTAGGATTGTGTAAAAATACCTCTGGATATGAGGTTACAACTATTAATTCATGTTCTGGATATGCAGATTTTATAGATTTTACTACAGAAGTTGCGATTATAGACTTTCCACAACCTCCATCAATGTGAAAAATTGAATATTGTTTCATATTTTAGTTAAAGTACTTTGAAAAAAACTCCATATCATCACCATTTGGAATTCCTACTTTTATATTTTTATAATATCCTTCGATATTATTAAATAAAGAATTATTATTAATTTCTTTAAAATATTTTGTCTTCTTTTTTATTATATTTTTTACAATATTACCAAATTCATTATGATTTATAAAATATTTAGAATATTCATAAGATAGAGAAGTGTCTTTTTTATATATTGTAAATATTTTAATATTTAAATCCTTAAAAATTATAATAAAGGTTTCTAAGAGCTTGTCAAGTTCTTTTTCTAGAAAAAATTTAAAATATTTCTCTTTCTGAGTAATTTTTTTGTCTTTTAGAAGATCCCATTCTTCAAAATCTCTTATAATATTATTAGCAATAATAGGAAGATATTCGTAAATTGGAAATATTATAACTCTTTGAGAGATATAATATATTAAAAAATCTTTAATCTTTAATTTTTCGGACATCTATACTGATTATAGCATCCATTACGACTTTTTCAACAATTTCTTGAGGTAATTCCAGAGAAGCTTCGGAAACTGTTTTTGAAAATTCTTCCAATTGTTTTCTGAATTTGTTTTTAAAATCTACCGTTTTTATAAGTTGAGTCTTATCAAGCTTTCCGTAAGATGGCGATTCCTGTAGACAGAACGCCTCTAATAGAGGTTCTGTTGCAGAAGCAATGATGGAAGCCATTCTTTTGTACAATCGATCTAGAGGAGACTTGTATATGTTGTTTTCCGAAAGTAATGAACTAGCCATATTCAAAATATATGTCAAAACAGCTGCCTTTTCAGTTTTAATGGCAGATCTATTTAAAAATTCCGGACCCTTAACATGAACATTTCCATATGGATTGAACATGCAACCACTTCCAAGTGATTCAGATCCACAATATATACATTTTTTAGGAGCATCCATATGAACATGGGTATCGGTTGGGGAATACATACAACCCTTTCCATAACTTTCTGAGCCACAATAAATGCAAGATGTTCTATTCATTTTGTATATTTAGTAAAATTGTTTAAAATGTCTTTAGGAGGAGTGCCTATTCTCACATTAATTATTCCATTATAGTAATCATCTCGTAATAAAACATTTTCTTCTATTTGTTTTTTTATCTCCTCATAAGCTAATTCCCACTTAGAACCACATGTTTTTAAAATTTTAAATGAAAATTTTTCTTTTCCATAAATTTTAATATCTTCATTTAGATCATTTGAAGAACTGGTGTATGACTTCCAATCTGAAGGTTTAAAATCAATTCGATTTCTTTTTTGTCCTTTTAAAGGTTTTCTTTTAATTCTAGAAATACATTGTTTTTTTCCAATATATTTTTTATTTGTGACGTTATTAATAATTAAATATATAAATCCAAATGTTTTTTCTTCCAGATTTACATTTTCCTCTAAAATCCAATGTCCAGAATCCATTACATATCCTTTCTAGAAAGTTTTCTACGAATCAATAATGGTTTTTTATTTTTCTTTTTTGATTTTTTTTTGTTTTTAGTTTTTAATGGCAAGTAACCTCCAAATATATTACGACCATCACCAGTAGCTATAGAATCTCCACTATTTACATTTGTAGGTGGATTATATGAAGCTTGTTGCGGAGTTCCAAATGCTCCTCCATCACCTGCACTATTCATATTTTCTAAAATAGTATTAACTAATATTTGAAATTTCTTAAACATATGTTATATTTAAAAAATACTTATAAAGATGTTTGAGGAATTTAACAAAGAATTACAAGAAGATACTAAAATAGATCAAATAAATCTTTTAGACAAACAAATGATGCTACCTGCAATTCGACATAAGTGGGTTGCTCGTTTGATCGAATATAAAAGAAAATTGAATTCTTTGAATAGAAAGAAAAAAACATTAAAGGACTCTGTGTTGGATTCTTTAAGAAAAAAGGGAATTCCAACAGGTATTCCCAAAGCAAGCCTTGATAGCAAAATAAATTCTTCAGATGTTGTTTTAAAGATTCAAGAAGATATAGAAGAAGTTGAAATCATAATTGAATATTTGGAAAAAGTTGAACTGATATTCAGAAGCATGACCTATGATTTAAAAAATATTGTCGAAATAACAAAGCTCGAAACAACCTAATGATAGAACTTTCTCTAATAAAAAACAGTGGTCAGATAATTGCGGATAATGACGCTTTAAGTCTACTGAGAGAAAATTTTTCCATAGCAAATCCTGCTTTTAGAAAAAATGTTCCGTATGTTTCTAGTAGACTGTATTCGATAACTCCTAGCGGAAAGTTTGAGGTGGGTTTATTAGGTGAAATTATAAAATATCTTGAATATTCTAACTATCAATACGGTGTTTCCAAGGATTTAAAAAAAGAATTTTCATGTGGATTTGAAACTCCAATCATAAAGAAACTTTCTATAGACTATCGAGACTATCAGGAGCAATCTATAACAGCAGCAATCAAACAAGGGAGGGGGGTAACAATCATTCCTACCGCTGGAGGAAAGACATTGATATGTGCAGGGTTGATTGAGAGTTTTAGAGAGACTACGAATGATCCAGATGCCTTAGTGTTAGTTACTGTACCCTCTATACAGTTGGTAGAACAGACGGCAGATGATTTTATTTCCTACGGTTTAACAAAAGTAACCAAATGGTCAGGTAATAACAAACTTGATGTCACTGCAAACATAATTGTTGCAGGTACTCAGTTCTTATTAAGCGAAAAAACTAATTTGTCCATATTAGCAGATGTAAAGTTGTTGATAAAAGATGAATGTCATTCACTAAAAAAAGGCAATGAAATCAATAAAATTTTAAAATTGTTAAAAACCCCTTATAAATTTGGATTTACGGGTACAATGCCTACATGCAAAATAGATCAGTGGAATATTATAGGCAAATTAGGACCAATAACCTTTGAACAAAAGACTCAAACGCTTAAAAACCAACAATATATTTCTAATTTTAAAATTGTTATACTAAATGTACAACATACCGCACAACCAAAACAAGCAACTTCATTGAATCCTACTGCTTCTTATGAAAATGAATTAGAATTTATCATTAATAGCGAAAGAAGAAATCAAATTATCTGTAAATTAGCAGATAAATTGACAAATAACACTCTTATAATGGTTGATAGGCTAGCACATGGAGAAATTTTAGAAAGTATGATGAAAGAAATTTCTAAAGATAAAACCCCTATATATTTTATTAGAGGATCTACAGAGATGCAAGATCGTGAAGAGATAAGATCTCTCATGAATGAACGAAATGATATCATTATTATAGCCATTTCAAAAATTTTTAGCACGGGAATCAATATTCCAAATCTTCACAACATTATTTTTGCTTCAGCAGGAAAGGCAAAGATAAAAATTATGCAATCCATCGGAAGAGCACTGAGATTGCACCCAACCAAAAAAATGGCAAACATATTTGATATTTCGGATAATACAAAATATGCAAAATTGCATTTAATAGAAAGAAAAAAAATATACAACACAGAAAATTATGAATACACGGAAAAAAAAATATCGTAAAGCAAAAGCACTAAAAAATGATGATTTCATCGAATACTCGGAAGAAGAAGCTGAGTATTTAGGGTTAGATTTAAAAAAAGAAAATGATGATTCTGACGAAGATCGATTAGATGATGATGAAATTGTTAGTAAAGATGAAGATGATGAAGAGGTAGAGATCAAAATTGATTATGATAAAAAACCTAAGAATAAAAAAAAGGCAGATAAAGAAAAGTTTTATGTAGATCCAAAAAATTTTGATACTAAAATTTTGGAATATTATGAAAGTGGAGTACTTTCTGATGAATTAGCGGAGATGGTTAGCAAGATCGCTCACAAACTAAGTTATGCTCCTAATTTTATAAATTATTCATACCGAGAAGAGATGGTAGGAGATGGTGTTATCAGAATGTTTAAAGCATTGATGTCTAAAAAATATAATCATGCAAAAGGAACAAATCCTTTTTCATATTTTACAAGAATTGCATTCAATGCATTTAGAAATAGAATTAAAAAGGAAAAACACATACACGAAACACATGAAAAATACAAAAATGAATTTTTAATGTTTTCTGAAGGCTATAATAATCTTGTAAAAAATAATAAGACAAATAATATCAATAGAGAATGAGTTTAAAAGGTAAAAACATAGGAATATTTTCGGATATTCACATAGGATTAGGTCAAGATAGCTCGACATGGCACGATATTGTTTTGGATTTTGCTAAATGGGCTACCAAAATTTATTCCGAAGCAGGGATAAATGATATTATTATTACTGGTGATATATTTCACAATAGAAGTGAAATAGGCGTTAATACCATTTCGGTTGCTAATGAATTTTTTGAAATTTTAAAGGATTTTAGAATTTTTATTTCAGTTGGAAATCATGACAGTTTTTACAAAGACAGATCTGATGTTAATTCAGTCAGTATGCTAAAAGGATGGAAAAATATTACTATTGTTGATAAAAAACCTCTTATTATAGAATATAAAAACAAAAAAATTTCTTTAATTCCGTGGGGAACTTCAATTGAAGATATTCCTAAATCTGATATTTGCTTTGGACATTTTGAAATTCAAAGTTTCTATATGAATAATTTTAAAACGTGTGATCATGGGTTTGAATCATCAAATATTTTAGAAAAATCTCCATTAGTGTTTTCCGGCCACTTTCACAAGAAGGATGATAGAAAATACAATAAAGGTAGAATTGTTTATGTAGGAAGTCCATTCCAACAGAACTATGGAGATGCAGGGGATGATAGGGGAATTTATATTTTCAATATAGAAAACGAAGAATTAAAGTTCGTAGAAAATACGATTTCGCCTAAACATATAAAGATATTTTTAAGTAAATTGCGTGATAAAACGCAGGATGGTGATTATTTAAAGAATAATGTACCAAATAATATGGTATCTTTGATAATAGATGAGGAAATTCCGAATAATAAAATAGATTTATTAACTGCAAATATACAAAAATTTAACCCAAAGGCATTTAAACTTGATTATAAATCCGTTGTAGAAGAAAAACTTGAAAATTCTGATATTATAGATTATAATCTATTAGATATGGAAAAAAATATAGAAGATTTTGTAAACTCAATAGATATTGAGCATAAATCTGATATTATAGACTATCTAAACAATTTATACAAAGAACTAATAGCATGAATGATAAAATAGGAATAGGAATTATTGATATATATGAACAAGAAGACTTGGATTCTTGTTATTCTTCAATACCAACAGAACTAAAAGAAAACGTTTTTGTTGTTTCATCAACAAAAAATAAAATGGTAAACGATCAGTATAGAGTATATGGAGAGGTTTCCATGGCAACCCTAAGAAACTGGTTGATTTCTCAGTTTAGAATTAAAAAATACAAATATTTTTTCTTACTTCACTCAAATCAAATAGTAGATGATCCAAACATTTTTGAAAAAACCATAAAATTAGGAGAAACGTTTGGAACTTGGTTTATTCTAGGCGATGGAAAGCACGGTCTTCCGCTGGAAGATGAGAATAGCGGAGCAACTCTATATGCTTCTCCAGAACTTAATAGTGAATTTATGTTCATGCTTTCCGGTATTATCAGTAATAATGGGTATTTCGATGAAAGATTCTACAATACAAAAGATTTGGATGTTTTGGATTACGTAATAAGATTGCGTAAAAAAGGAGTATATCTTCCTGACAATTATCATCCAACAATTGGAGAAGGATTGAAAAAAAGCTACAATTTCATTAAAAGAATAGGACACAAAGAACTTCCAGATACTCATAGAAGCGTTGCTTTGTCGTATGCGTATTTTGTTCACAATAACAAGTATATACCCGGTCAAAATGATCCAACTGGAGTTACACAAGAACAGTTATTGCATTCATTAGAAACCTTACAAAAGAATTATGCAAAAAAATAAAATAGGTTTAGCGTTAATTACGTGTGATCGTTATAATTTTTTACAAAAAAGTTTAACATCAGTTTTAAAACATACCAATACATTTGAAAGTAATTTTTTTAAACTCATTGTAATAGATGATACCCCACCTTCTTTACGAGATAATAGCGTTTATGAAGGATTAGGGGTAGAAGTCATACATACTCAGGGAAAGGAAGGGGTAGGAATAGCCAAAAATTATGGACTTAAAGGTTTAAGTGATGCTGAATGTGAACATATCTTTCTTATGGAAGATGATGTTGAGCTTTTAGATCATAAAATTTTTGATTTATACATTAACGCAGCAAAGACAACAGGAATAAAACATTTAAATTTTGGACTCCATGGAAACCATAATAGAAATTTAAACGGTGATCCCGTTTCTAGAAGAATTATAAATTATCCAGATCAAACTAAAATTATTCTATATCCAAATATATTAGGAGCATTTAGTTATTATCATATAGATACCCTGAAAGATGTTGGACTCATCGATGAACAATTTTATAATGCATTGGAACATGTAGATCACACATATCAAATCATCAAAGCAGGATATCATCCTCATTTTAGATGGTTTGCTGACGTGCAAGATGCGGAAAATTATCTTAAAGATATTGTTCCTGATCATCAAAATAGCAAAATAAGATCTCAAGAAGACTTTGCAGAAAATTTCTTAAAAAATCATGAGAGATTTGTTAAGAAAAACAATTTTGCGGTTGTTCAAGGATATGGACCAGTAGAAAACGAATATACAGAAGAAGAAGTTGTTAAAAATTTACAAGAAATATGGAAAAACCATGCGGAAAAATTGGCGTAGGGATTATAACTTATAATAGACCTGAGTATTATTCTCAAGTATTAAAAAGCATTCCAAGAGACAGGATAGATGCTCTTGTTATTGTTAATGATGGTAAAAATTCATATGTAAATGAATTGGATGGTGATTATGTCATAAAACACAATGCTCAATTAGGAGTTTCTGTTTCTAAAAACCATGCCTTGCATTTTTTAATAGAAAAATTTGATTGTGAGTATCTATTTCTGATTGAAGATGACATTATCATTAAAGATCCAAATGTATTTGATGAATATATCAAAACTGCAAACTCTACAGGAATACATCATTTGTGTTATGAAAAGGTAGCAGGTAACGAAAAAACATTAAAATATGTCTTAGAGCAGTGTGATGGAACTAAAGTAGGATTTTATCACAATCCACAGGGGGCATTTATGTATATAAATGCCAATCTTATTAAAAAATTAGGATATTTTGATGAATCCTATATAAATGCATTTGAGCATGTGGATTTTGAATATAATTTAATAAAAAAAAACGTTGCTCCACCTTTTTGGTATTTTCCTGACGTGTTGAACAGCAATGATTATTTAACAGATATAGAAGGAAGCAGCGATAACTCTTCTATAACCAATAAAGAAAATTACAAAGAAAATGTTGAAAGGTCTGCAAGCCATTTTGTTAAAAAATGGGGACACTTTACCAATCAAATAGAGCCTGTTAGTAAAGATGAATTAGAAAACACTCTTTCCTTTTTACAATCAAATTATAGCAGGAAAAAAACTATAAATAAAAGCAAAAAACTTTCTGTTATAATACCATATAGAGATAGGAAAAAGGCATTAGACTTGTTAATACCAAAATTAAAGGGTTACATAGCAAAACAAGTAGAGAATTTTGAATTAATAGTAGCAGAACAAAATGATGATGAACTTTTTAATAAAGGACTTATTAATAACATAGCCTTTTTATTAAATCCAAATTCAGATTACTACTGTTTTCATGATGTAGACTTATTGCCAGAGGTTGCTGATTACTCATACCCTGTAAATCCTGTTCACATGAGCACTTATTGTAGTCAGTTCAATTATATCGAAGACCCTGCTGCTCTTATGGGTGGTGTGATTGTTTTTAGAAAAGAACATTTCGAGTTAGTAAATGGGTATCCAATAAATTGTGTGGGTTGGGGGTCTGAAGACAATATATTAGGAGAAAGAGTAAAAAAATCTGAATTAAATGTGTATAGATATCCGTTTGGAAGGTTTTATTCTGTTCCACACACTCCCAGAATACAAAATCCTATAGAATGGGAAGCGCATTTAAAAAATGGAAAAATAAGAGAAGATGAAATAGCAGGGAAGGTACATTTAAAAGACAATGGATTGTCTAACATAAATTTAAAATACTTTGAAATTTTAATAGAAAATTTTAATGACTATAAACACCTTAAAGTTAAAAAAACTTGAATATTTTATAAAATAGTATAAAATATTACTTAATTTGAGTATGAATAAAAGATTATCTATATTAACAGTAACACTAAACCAACGATTGCCTGTTTTTCAAAATTTAGCCAGAATACTAAAGGCTCAATCAAACGATTCGGTGGAAATGTTGGCGGTTTGTGATAACGGAGAAAGATCCATAGGAGCAAAAAGAAACGACTTACTAGAAGCAGCAAAGGGCGATTATGTAGTTTTTGTCGATGATGATGACATGGTTTCTCCTTTTTATGTTTTTGGCATATTAGAAGCAATAAAATCAAATCCAGATTGTTGCGGAATCGAAGGAATTATAACTCAACATAAAATCGGACCTAAAAAATTTATACATTCTCTAAGATATCAAGATTGGTTCGAAGAAAATGATATTTATTATAGATGTCCAAATCATTTAAATCCTATTAAAAGGGAAATAGCACTTGATGTAAGATTTCCAGATGCTTATTATGCAGAAGATAAAGCATTTTCATATGGATTACAAGGAAAGTTAAAAACAGAAACTTATATACAAGGTCCAATATATTACTATTACCCATCTAGCACATAATTATGAAATCAAACTTAAAACTATTAATTAAATTTCCAACCAGAGGAAGACCTGAAAAATTTTTTTCTGTATTGGACAAATATATAGAAATGTCTGAAAATATTTCTAAAACTGCATTTTTAATATCAATGGATAGCGATGATTCTTCTATGAATAACTCTTCTATTATTGATATATTAGAAGGTTATAGAAGTAGAATTAAATTAGCATATTTTTTTGGTGATAGTAAAACCAAAATTCAAGCTTGTAATGCTGATGTGGATAAAATAACTGGTTGGGATATTATAATGTTAGCATCTGATGACATGATTCCGATGGTTAGGGGATATGATCAAATAGTTCGTAATGACATGTATGAAAACTTTAAAAATACTGATGGAGTTCTTTGGTATAATGATGGCGGACAAAATAATATAAATACATTGTCTATTTTAGGTCGAAAATATTACAATAGATTTGGATTTATATACAATCCTGAATATATAAGCCTTTGGTGTGATAATGAATTTACTGATATATCAATTAAACTGGGAAAAGTGTATAGATCACAAGAGGTAATAATAGAGCATCAACACCCTGCATATCAAAAAACTAATTTTGATCAATTATATGTAAGAAACGAATCGTATTTCAACATAGATAAAGAAACTTATATTAAAAGAAGTGAACGAAAATTTGATTTGAAAGATGTTTTGGTGTATGTAGGAGCACATACGGGAAATAGTTTGCAAAACTATGTAGATAGTTATGATGAAATATATGCATTTGAAGCAAATCCAAATTTTTGCGAGTATTTAAAACAAAGATTTAACCCGAATAAAAATGTAAAAATAATAAATGCTGCAATTTGTGAAAAACACAATGAATTTATAGATTTTAATATTTCCAAGAACAATGGTGATTCTAGTTCTATTTTAAAAGCAAATAAAGAATCAAATTTATTTGATTTGATAGAAAGTAATCAAACAATAAAGGTTCCTACTATTAATTTAAAAAATTTCCTAGAGGAAAGAAATATTAAAATGATAAAATCTTATATAAGTGATACACAAGGATATGATTTTATCATTTTAAAAACATTAAAAAATTTGACTGATGATGGATTGATAGAAGAAATACAATGTGAAGTCGAAAAGAATAATAGCCCAACCATATATGTTAATGAAAACACAGAAAATCAAAACAAAGAGAAAAATTTTGATGAATTTTTAAAGGAAAACTACACAAAAGTAGCAACCGGATGGGGAACTCTAGTAGAAAATAAATTTGAAATCGTACCAGAAGATTGGTCTGAATTTGATGCTAAATGGAAATTAAAAAATTAATAACTTTTTGTGTATATGGAACCCATCCCATGTACAGTGTTGGTGCATTAAAAAATGCAGAATTGGCATTAAAATTATATCCGGATTGGATCTGTAGATTTTATGTCTTTAAAGAATGTTTTCATCTGATACCAGATTTAGAAAAGTTTACAAACACTGAAATTGTATCATGTAATAGAAAAGGCAGTCACTATTCTATGATGTATAGATTTTTGCCGTTTGGAGAAAAGGATGTCGAGTATTTCATGTCTAGAGACACTGATTCTAGATTGAGTTATAGGGAAAAAGAAGCTGTTGATGAATGGTTGGCATCAAATAAAACATTTCATATAATGAAAGATCATCCCAAATATCATCGCACACCAGATTATCCAATACTAGGTGGTATGTTTGGTGCAAAGGGAAATATCATTGAAAATGCTCAACAAAAAATTATTGATTATGTAAACAATAATAAAGATATGCATGGTATGGATCAGTATTTTTTACATTCTATATACCATCAGTTCGCATATAATGATAATATAACACATGACTGTGAGTTTCCATCTCCGAGAAATGTTGAAAGAGATAAAATATGGTTTATAGGTCAACCTATTGATGAAAATGAAAATTTTTTTGGACCATCAGAAGATTATATTAAAAAATTAAACGAAAATTAAAAATGAAAAGTTTAGTTACTGGTGGTAAAGGATTCATAGGAAGTAGACTGGTTAAAAAATTATTAGAAGAAAATGATTCTGTATTTGTCATAGACAATAATAGTTCGAATAATAATAATAATTTTATCATTAATGATGCATGTTATTATGATGAGGATCTGAAAAATTTTGATAATATTCTGCCTTTATTTGAAGGAGTGGATAGATGCTTTCACTTAGCAGCAGATATATCAATTGATTATTGCAATAAATCACCAAGAGAAAGTGGATTAAACAATTCAAATATAACATTAAACACTTTAGAAGCATGTAGATTAAATAATGTTAAAAAATTTATATTTTCTTCTACTTCTGCTGTGTATAAAAATAATTTTGAAAAAAATATTTATAAAGAAGACGATGAAACAAATCCATTAAACATGTATTCGGCTTCAAAATTGTACGGAGAAAATCTTTGCAAAATTTATTATAATCTTTATGGAATAGAAACCATTTCACTCAGATATTTTAATGTTTATGGAGACAACAATTCGATTAGTCCATATTCTTCGGTTTTAGTAAATTTTTTGAACAATAAAAAAGAAAAAAAACCATTACTAATATATGGAGATGGATTACAGACTAGAGATTTTGTTAATGTAGATGATGTTGTTGATATTAATATTAAAGCATCTAGAACTTGTTTAAATGAATATGGAGAAGTGTTCAATGTAGGTACTGGAAAATCCATTTCAATTGAAAAATTAGCATCATTGATATCAAATGATATCAAATTTACAGAACAAAAAAAAGCAGAATTAAAAAATAGTTGTGCTAATATAGATAAAACCAAAGACCATTTAGATTGGACTGCAAAAATTTTGATACAAGAATGGTTAGAAGGTATATTTAAAGTATGAATTTTTTCAACATAGATTTACACATATCCATCATAGCTGATATGAAAAAAATATTTACGGATAGTGGACATACCGTATACGATAAATCATTGTCAGAACATACTTGGGTTTTTAATAGAAAAAAAGATAGCATTCCCATGCTCGATAATTCTAGATGGATGCATCTTACACCAGAACAATTTTCGAATGAATTTTATAATTTATATAAAGATCAAATAGAAAACAAAGTTGATGCTTTTATTGTAACATACCCTCCGATATTTTCATTGCTGTATAAACACTTCAATAAGCCTATTATTATAAATAATCCCATCAGGTATGAATGGCCTTTTTCATTTAGGAAAAATGATTGGGAATATTTCAATAACTTCTTAAGAGAAGGAGTTGATAATAAAAAAATTTTTCTCGTTGCAAATAATATTCATGACAAAAAATACATGGAAGATTTTATCGAAAGAGAGGTAGAACATATTCCTAGTATTTGTGATTATTATGGATCATTATATGAACAAACTGGTAATACTTTTATATATTATTCTAGAAATAAAATATCAGAAATAACCAACCCTAACATAAAATATAAAGATGATTTATTCAAATCACATACACATAATGATTTAGTAAAGCATAGGGGAATAATACACATACCATATCAAATTTCTTATATGTCTATTTTTGAACAATATACATCAAATATACCATTATTTTTTCCTACTAAAAAATTTTTAATGGAACTTTATATAGAAAATAAATATAGTGTTCTTAAAGAAGTTTCTTGGAACAATTATTGCGGAGAAGCGAGTAAATCTTTCATAGAATACAAAGGAAATCACGATCCTAATGATTATAATAACAATGAATCTGTAATGGAATGGTTAAAATATGCAGATTTTTATGACGAGGAATGGATGCCATATATTACATATTTTTCTTCATTTGAAGAATTAAATTCAATTGTAAATACTGTCGATGTTAATAAAATTTCAAATAATATGAAAAATTTTAATGAAACTAGAAAGTCTTTAATCTATAAAAAGTGGGATATTCTTATAAACAAAATAAAATGAAAATATTGATAACTGGTGGCTTAGGATTTATAGGAATAAATACCGCATTAACTTTAGGAATCGAGCATGAAATATTTATTATTGATAATCTTAGCAGAAAAGGAAATATAGAAAATTATACAAATTTAAAAAATAAAATTAATTTTATTTTTTGGAATAAAGATATAAGAAATTATTTTGATTTAGAAGATATTTTTAAAAATAATAAATTTGATGCGGTTATACATTTAGCAGGACAAGTTGCGGTTACTACTTCATTTAAAAATCCTAGAGAAGATTTTGAGATAAACTGTTTGGGAACATTTAATATATTAGAATGTATTAGAAAACATTCTATAAATTCTATTTTATTATATTCTTCTACAAATAAAGTATATGGGGATTTTAAATCAAAAATTAAAGAAAATGATACTAGATATTCATATGCAGATAATACTATTGGCATAAATGAAAATCAAGGATTGGATTTTCACTCACCGTATGGTTGCTCCAAGGGGTCTGCTGATCAATATGTCAGAGATTATCATAGAATGTACGGATTAAAAACCGTTGTCCTTCGACAATCATGCATATATGGCCCTAATCAGTTCGGAATAGAAGATCAGGGATGGGTATCATGGTTTAGCATAGCTTCGTTATTTGATAAAAATGTTACAATATATGGAAATGGTAAGCAAGTTAGGGATATTCTTCATGTAAATGATTTGATACAACTATATATAAGCATAATTAACAATATTAACATTTGTAATGGTAAAATATATAATGTTGGTGGAGGCCCAACAAACACGCTTTCTCTCTTAGAATTGATAGATAATTTAAAAATTAAATTAAACAAACCGATACAATACAATATTTCCGATTGGAGACCCGGAGATCAAAAAATTTATATAAGTGATATCAGTAAAATCAAAAACGATATCGATTGGAATCCAAAAATTAATGTAAACGAAGGATTGACTCTAATGTTGGATTGGATTGTCGGAAATAAACAAATTTTTAAAAATTTAAATTTAATATGAAAATACTTATGTCAGATATTTTTCTTGCAGGTCAAGAAAATTGCGATTGGAAAGAAGGGTTTGAATTTCTATATGCTTTTAGAAATTTAGGACATACATGTGATATAGCAGGTAAAAATTGTCAAATTCCAGAACAAGAAATTCCTAATATTGCTAATAATTATGATTTAATTATAATTACGGAAAATTATCCAGTTGATTCGAGATGGAATTGGTGGGATTGGAAACAAATTAAAACTCCTAAGTTATTCTGGGCGATTGATGCTCATATAATTGATTTCAAACCTTGGTTTGATCATGTTAATATGGATTATGTTGCTTTCAATAATCCAGAAGACATAGAAAGCTATAACATGCCAAATTCTTTTTGGCTTCCGTATGCAGCATCGACTGAACATTCTTTCGTCGAGCATACAAAGGAAAAGAAGCGAGATATTGTTTTCATAGGTGCATTAATGGAAGAAAGAAAGAGGTTGTGCGAAAAATTCAACATTGAATGTGTCAAGGCACTCGGTCCTAATTATGTAAAAGAAATGCAAATGTCTAAAATATGTTTCAATCATTCTAGAGCATATAATAAAAAAACTAATATCAATGCCAAGTATTTTGAAATATTATCGAGCGGTTCTTTTATGTTAACAGATTATAATGAAAATTTTCATAAATACGTAAATTATAATGAAGACATAACGAGAATGTTTTATTATTCAGATGAAGATTTAGAGAAAAAAATAAATTACTATTTAAACAACGAAGAGGAAAGAGAGGAAATAGCACTAAAAGCAAAGAACTATATTAAAGAAAATCATACTTATGAAAATAGAGCGGAATATATCCTACAAGAAATACAAAGGTTAAATAAACAATGATAACAATTCAAGAACATACTATAGAAGAATCCATCATAAATAAAGAAGGATGGGTCTTGGACTTGGGGTGTATAAATTTTTCATTTTCCAAAGATATTAAACAATATTGTAATAATATAATATGTGTAGATCCAAATCCCAGTATCGATACAAATATAGTACCAGATGGAGTATTTTACGAAAGTGTAGCAATTACTCATGATGAAAAAATATCAGAGCAAACATTTTATATATACAATGACGTACAAGGATATTCTTTATTAAATCCGCCTAGAGATTGGTGTGTTTTACAAAAAACTATTACGGTTCCAGTAACAACGATTAAAAAAATAATGGAAAAATATGGAATTAAAAAATTTGAATTAATAAAATTTGATATTGAAGGAGCAGAATATGAAATATTAAAAAATTTAGACTGGTCAGTGTCTAAGCAATATTCAATAGAATTTCATGATTTTAGATCCATGAACCCATATTATCCAGATAATGAAAAGTATTATAGAGAACTTTTTGATAGTATTAAAAATGTTAAACACATTAAGCATGAAATAACAGATCATGCTGGATTTCCATCTGGCATGGGAAGAAATTATTGGGATAGTCTTATTGTAATGGAATGATGCACATGTATTATAATACTCAAATAGAAGACTTGAATGATATAAAACTATATCAAGAGGGATTGGAAGCAACTAACAATTCTCTAGAAATAAGCAAAAAAATTTTAAATCCTATCGATGAAAAATATAACATATTTATATATTGGATAGGTAATAATGTTACTTACAAACATTCTGTTGTATTAAAATCATTTTTAGCCACTCAAAATTTAAAAAATGCAACTTTAAAAATTTATTCGGACAAAGATTTATCAAAAAATCCAATTTTTGATAGATATAAACATTTTAAACAAATTGAATTTAACATATTTGATGTAGAAGAAGAAATTAAAGGAACTGTTTATGAAAATTTTAAATATGTTCAAGAAATAAAGCAACACAAATTCAATCCTGCATACGAATCTGATTTTTTTAGATTATTAATGTTATATAAATATGGAGGGTTTTATATAGATTTTGATATTCTTATATTACGAGATCTTTCTCCGCTTATGAACTATGATTTTTTCTATCAATGGGGAGCATATCCAGATAATAATAACTGGATAAATGGTGCGGTGATGCATTTAAAAAAGTATAGCAAAGCAAATAATTACGCATCAAATTTAATATTAAATACTTACGCAATCCCCTACAGCTTGAACTGGGCATCAGAGCTTTATCTACAGGTAAAACACGTTCATCCGGAGCTTGTAATATTTCCAGCAGCATTTTTTAATAGCGAATGGCAATGCAATCACTTAGAAAATGTTACAAAAAATATAACAGAGCATCCTTTTAAAAAAAATTCTCGTAGTAATGATTTATTTGAAGGTGCATTTACGTGGCATTGGCATAATCGATGGAATGAAGATATAGAAGAAGGTTCTAAATTTAATATTTTAGATAGCATATTAGAAGAAAAATTCATTAAAATTTAAAAATATATAAGTGATTTTTAGTTATGATAAGTATATAATATTATGTACAGTCAAAATGATGAAGATAAAATTTTACTAGAATACTACAAAGATAAAAGCGATGGAGTATTGATTGAAATAGGTGCATTTGAAAGTAAAAAGTTCTCAAATTCTAGAGCTTTGATTGAAAAGGGATGGATTGCTTATCTGATAGATGCATCACCATTTTGTATTTCAAAATTATTTGAAGAATATAAAGAAAATTCTAAAATTCATATAATACAAAGTATTGTTACAAAAACAAAAGAATCTGGATTAATATCGTTTTGGGATTCTCCGTTTTCAGCATTTAGTTCTACTAATAAAGACAATCTTAAAAGATGTCACAAATCACCAGAAGAATTTGATAAAAAAACCAGAGAAATATTCCTTAGTAGCATATCTATAAATGAAATATTAGAATTTGTAAAAAAACGCGAAGGTACTGTAGATTTTTTATCTATTGATGTAGAAGGATTTTCTGCTGAATTAGCACTTGAAGTTGATTTGAATGTAGTAAAACCTAGTTGTATGTGCATCGAACATGACAAAAGTTATGAAAAAATCATAAGAAAATTTTGGAATGATTACGAAAAGAAGCTTATAAACCTAGAAAATCTCATAATAGTAAAAAAATAACACTTTTTTAAATATATTGAGTTGAAATATATTTAAAATAATATACTCTTAAAGAGTGAAAAAAATTGTATTTGAGAAAATTTTTATAAAAAATTTTTTATCTATAGGAGAGCAAGAAGTTTGTTTAGAGTTTAAAAATGGAACAAATCTTATAACAGGAACAAATTGCGACAATTCTGGTAGGAATGGTGTCGGAAAAAGTTCTATTATAGAATCTATATACTGGGTGTTATTTGGTTCCACGACCAGAGAAATCAAAAAAGACAAAATAATTCACAATCAATCAAAAAAAGATTGTGAAGTTACGTTGACATTCTCCTTAAAAGAGGGGGAGACTACAAATAATTGTAAAATTATTCGTTCACTAGAACCTAATAAAGTCTCTCTGTTTAGAGATGATGAAGATGTAACGTTATCTACAATGCCCAAGACCGACGAACGCATTAAAGAGCTTATAGGAGCAAATGAAGAGGTATTCCAGAATGCAGTGATAATGACTGCAAACAATACGATGCCATTTATGGCTCAGAAAAAAATAGACAAACGAAAATTTGTAGAAGGTATTTTAAATTTGGGAATTTTCAGTGAAATGTTGTTAAAGGTCAGATCACATTACAATGAATACAAAAAAGAAAATGATATATTAGCATCTTCATTCAATACACAGAATAGAAATTTAAATCTATATCAAGATCAAATAGAAAAAAATAAAAAAATAAAAGAAGATAAGATAACAAATTTATTGGAAAAAATTCAATCCAATACTGAAAAAATTAATATATTTTCAAACAATTCCTCAATAGAAGAGGAAATTAAAGCAAAAAGAGAAGAAATTGAAAATAAAAAGAATTTTTTTATAAAATTAGAAGATGGTTTGGAAAAAACCGAAACAAAACTACAAGAAAAATTAAAAAAACAGTTAACGAATGATTTTAAGGTTAAAAATTCAAAGGATGAAATAAAATCTATAGAAGAAAAAACTGGAATATGCCCAACATGTAAAAGAAAATATGATTTTGATGATTCTTGCGTTGATTTAGACCAATTAAAACAAAATTTAAAAACTAATTTAACTCTGCAATCAGATACAAATGGAGAAATTTCTACAATAGCAGAAAAAAAAGTCAAAATAAAAACGGCAATTCGAGAAACTAAAAATTTTATCGACTTAACAGATAAAGATATACAAAAATTGCTGTTGACTTCACAAGAAATAGGCCATTTGCAGACTAGAAATGATGAAATCTTGAGCGAAATAGAACAAATTAAGAATACAAAGGATAGCGTATTTGATTTTATAGAAAAAATTGAAAAAGAGATAGTAGAAACTGAAGAAAAATTGCAAAAACTTCAAAAACAACTTTTAATTTTAGAAAATGCAAAATTTGTTGTTTCAGAAGAAGGTGTTAAAACCTTTATTGTTAAAAAAATGCTTTCTGTCTTAAATGCACAGTTAAATTATTATTTAAAAACATTAGGTGCTCCCTGTACTTGTTATTTTAATGAAATGTTTGAAGAAACAATCTATAATTCAAATTCAAAGGAGTGTTCTTATTTTAATTTTAGTGGAGGAGAGCGAAAAAGAATAGATATTGCAATATTATTCATGTTTCAAGATATTTTAAGAATGCAGACTGGTATTTCATTTAATATTAGCATGTATGACGAATTATTTGACTCTGCGTTAGATGAAAATGGAGTATTAAAAGTTTTTGATGTTTTAAAGGAAAGATCGGAAAAATTTGAAGAAGCTATCTATGTAATTTCACATAATAAAGCTGCAATAAACACAAATTTTAGTAATATTATTGAATTACAGAAGAAAAATGGAAAAACAACTATAGTTTCTTGATTTATATGTAAATTAATGTTAGTATAGAGTATATTATGATAAAAATAAAAGAATCTGAAACCTTGGATAAGAAAGCAGTAGATAATTCAAACAGTATTGTGTATGAATATTCGTTTGTAAATGGTGGTATACCAAATTTGCCTAATGCTTCTCCGATTGGAATGCCGAAGTATAGCTATGTTGAGTTAAAACCAGTAAAAATACCTGCTCCTGCTCCCGTTGAAATGCCTGAAGCTGGATTGCCAAGGAGCATAAACTATTATGCAGACTACGGTGGGTGCGGTAATTGGAGAATGATTTGGCCGGAATTTTGTTTGAATAGTTACAACAAGGCAATTGTTACTGGATTGACTAGTATGGTGCTAGATCTTAGATTTTATCAAAATGTAAAGTCCATTAGAATGCAAAGACAGGCTACCCCCGCACAAGCAGCATTTATTGGTGAGTTGAAGAAGGCTCAATCGAATTTTGGTTATAGATTGCTTTATGAAGTCGATGATATCGTCTTCAGAGATGACATTCCAGACTATAATAGATGTAAAGATGCATTTACCGATCAAACTATTGTAGATAATATTCTTAAAATAATGGGAATGATGGATGAAATTACCGTAACATGTCAATACATGAAAGAGTATTATATTAATAAGACTGGTAATAAAAATATTACGGTTATTCCAAACTATGCTCCTAAATTTTGGTTAGATAGATTTTATCATAAGGAACGTATAGAAAAACTATACGATAAAAACAAAAAGCGTCCTAGAATTTTATATGCAGGTTCTGGAACACACATCGACACTACAAATAGGACTGGAATGAAAGATGACTTCCATCATGTTGTTGATGAAATTATCAAAGCTAGAAAGAAATTTAAGTTTGTTTGGAAGGGTTGTTACCCACTTGCGGTAAAACCATTCATTGATAATGGTGAGATGGAGTTTATTAACTGGTCTGCACTATTGGATCTTCCAAAAGCCTTGTATGATGCGGGATGCAATGCAACTTTTGCTCCTTTGGTTAATAATGTTTTTAATAAATCAAAAAGCAATATCAAAATGGTGGAATCTGGTGCTTTAGGGCTTCCGGGTACGTATCAAAACCTCTGTACCTATGAAGAAGCAGAGTTTAAGTTTGATGATGGTAGGGATCTTATCTCTCAACTGGAACATATTACCTCTGATGTTGGTAGATATATGAAATATTCCGAAAGGGCTAGAGAATTTACCGATAAATTATGGCTGGAAGACCATTTAGACGAGTATCAAGCCTTGTATACAACTCCGTGGGGGTCAAAGGAGCGAAATGAAATGTCTTCAACTCTTATAAAACTAAATCCTGATCAAAAGGTATAAAATACTTGCCATGTTTCTAGGAGTATGATATCTTAGAAACATGGCATGGCGAAATATATATTACGATGGAAGGCAGCAGCTAATTCATTTGTGGACATGGGATGAATTAGGTAATAGAATTAAAATTGAGACTAGTTATGAACCGTATCTTTATGTTGAGTCTTCTCAAAGTACAGATGCGGTATCTATTTTTAATACTGCTTTAAAAAAACTTACATTCAAGAATCAGTTTGAGAGAAACAAATACGTAAATGAAACTCCTATTAAGAGATTGTTTCATAATATTGGATGCGAGCAAGAGTTTTTATTGAGCACGTATAAGGATGAAATTGATAAACCAGAATTTGGTCAAAATCCTCTTAAGATTTATTTCTTTGATATCGAAACCTATTCTACAGGTTCATTTCCTGTTCCTGAAAAGGCAGCAGATCCCATTAATCTAATAACAATTTACAATTCTCTAGACAAAACATTCTATACTTGGGGAACAAAGAAATATAATCCAATAGATACGAATGTAAAATACTTTTATTGTGCTAGCGAATCACAATTGATTCAAAAATTTCTTTCTTTTTGGGAAAAGGAACCACCAGATATGTTGGTAGGTTGGAATTCTAGCGGATTCGACATTCCATATATCATGAGACGTTTTAGCGATGTTGTAGGGGACGAGGAAGCGGCTAAAATGTCTCCGGTAAATCAAATTTATTATAGGGAAAATGTGGGAATTGATAAATTCGGAAAACAAATCAATCGTTGGTATATACGAGGATTGAGTTGTATCGATTATATGGAAGCATATAAGACGTTTTCTAGAAATGATAGAGAATCCTATTCACTTGGTTATATTGGACAATATGAACTAGGAGAAACAAAAGTTAATATTGGAGCAACCAATCTATCTACATTATCTGATACCGATTGGGACAAATTCGTAGATTATAATATTCAAGACGTAAGACTTCTTGTGAAATTAGATGAGAAATTAAAATATTTGAACCTTATTAGAAATGTTTCTTATAAGGGATTTATCCAATTTGAGCAGTCGATGGGGAAAGTGTCTCTTATTACAGGTGCAATAGCTAATCAGGCGGCTAAGGATAACCTGATCATACCAACATTTAAGAATGAAAATATAATTTCAGACTATGTTGGTGGTTATGTGCATGATCCGGAAAGGGGATTGAGTAAAGCTGTGGTTAGTTATGATGCAAACAGTCTATATCCAAATACGATTGTATCTTTAAATGTCTCACCGGAAACTAAAATTGGAAGAATCACAAATGTAGAAAATAATAACTATACTTTAAAACTTTCAAATGGAAAAAGTTTTATTCTAGAGGAAGAAAAGTTTCAAAAACTTTTAAAACGAGAAGAAATATCTATATCGAAGTATAATGTTCTATATACACAAAAATTTAAAGGAGTTGTTCCAAAATTTATTGATAGATTATATCAAGAACGTGTAAATGCTAAAAATAAAATGATTTCCTTGTCAAAGGAATCTAAAAAAATAAAAGATCCTGCTGAAATATCTAAAATAGAAGAAAAAATCATGGATTTAGATACCATACAAAACGTATATAAATTGATTTTGAACTCTATTTATGGTGTTTTTGGTCAAAAGTATTCTCCGTTGTTTGATATTGATCACGCAGCAAGCATTACCTTAACAGGTCAGGCAGTAGTTAAACAAGCATCGGAAATTATTTATGATTATGTAAAAAGTAAAAATATTGAGTGTGAAAAATCTGCTATTTACAAATACGGAGATACGGATAGTTGTTATTTTTCTATTCAACCTATCTTAGATCATTTTAATGTAGAATTATTAGAGAATAATAAAATCACAGATAAATCATATTCTATTATTAATGAAATTGGGGATTATCTAAATAAGGGAATTATTGAATGGGCTAAATCTGAACTGAAATCAACAGATCCTAGATTTATTTTTAAACAGGAAGCAATCTGTGATGTTGCAGTCTTCATGGAAAAGAAAAGATACATAATGCATGTATTGGAATCGGAGGGCGTCGTTCCTAAAAAACCTTTTAAATATGTTGGAGTAGAAGTTATTCGATCATCCTTTTCAGATGCGACAAAAAACTTGATTAAAAATGTAATCGAATCTGCAATTTTATCACAAGACAAAGAAGCTTCTAATAAAATTTTAAAATCTGCCTATCAACAATTCTGTAATTTTCCAATAACGGATATTGCATTTAGAACCAAAATATCTGATATAGAAAAACAGAAAAGAAAGATAACATCTGATGGAAAAATTGGATTAGGCACACCAATTCATGCAAAAGGTGCTATACATTTTAATAATATGTTAAAACATTTTGATTTGGAGGGAAGATATGAATCTATTGGTAGTGGAATAAAAATTAAATGGTTTTATCCGTCTAAAAATTCTTTTAATTTTAATGCAATGGCTTTCTTGGATGAGTTTCCTTCAGAATTTAATCCTATTTTTACTATCAATCATTCAAAAATGTTTGATAAGAGTGTAACTCCTCCTGTAAAACGTCTTTATGATTGTATAGGTTGGCAGCTTCCACAAATTACTTTAGAAACTCATACAAATTTATTTGATTTATTGGGAGATTAATTTATAATTTTATCATGGAAGTACAACTAATAAGCATAACACAACCGTTAATCGAAGGATTAATATCAGCAGAAGATCTAATCAGCTATATCGCTAGGGTTTCCAATCCTAGCAATCAAATGAATACTGAAACTTCTCCAAAATTGTTGAAGTATTTAATTAATCATAAACATTGGTCTCCTTTTGAACAAGTTTCTTTGACGTTCCAAATTGTCACCTCAAGAGCAATAGCTGCTCAGATTCTTCGACATAGAAGTTTCTGTTTTCAAGAATTTTGCATAACAGGAGATTCTTTAGTAACCACTATTTTTCCTAAAAATAAAACTGCTCATTATATAACAATAAAAAAACTTTTTGAACGTCAAGATTGGAAATCTTATAAAAACATTTTAGTAAGAACTTTTGATGAAAAGAATAAAACGTTTTGCTATTCTAAAATAAAAGAAGTGTTTAATACTGGAGAAAAACCAGTTTATGAAATAACATTACATGATGGCAAAAAAATAAAATGTACAAAAGAACACAAATTTTATACCCCAAATGGGTTTGATACATTAGAAAATGTTGTAGGGTTAGATTCTAAATATCATACAATGTCTAAAATTGGTTATATAGGAGTAAATGGTATTCCAGCCCATCAATCATATGAATGGTTAGAATCCGTTAAAATGGAATCTATTAAAAATAAAAAGGGATTACCATACATTGCAGAAAAGGCTGGATGTTCCTATCATACAATAAGAAAATGGTTAAAAAAACACGAATTATCATTTTCAAAAAAAGAAGTAGCTAGTTATAGAGAAATATGGAATAAAAACAAATTTGGATATAAAACATCTCTTGTTTTATCTGAAAGTCATAAAGAAGCTATAAGAAAAGCCAGAAGCGGACTGAATTCAAATTGGTGGAAGGGAGGATGTGATAGGTCTGATAGGGCTAAAATAGGTGATTGGTGTCAAACTATACGTTTAAAAAAGTTAAAAGAATTTAATTACTCTTGTTCAAAGTGTTCATCTACTAAAAAATTAGAACTTGACCATATTATTCCTGTATGGAAAGATAAAGAATTGGCATACAATTATGAAAATATTCAAGTTTTATGTTCATCCTGTCACGACAAAAAACATTCACTTGATGGTGATACAAAAATATGGAGACAAAAACATGAGGGGAATAAATTGACTGTAAAATTCACAAAAATAGAAAAAATCGAATTTTTGGGAAATCAACAAACATTTGATTTGGAAGTTGAAAACAAAAATCATAATTATGTAGCAAATAAAATTTTAGTTCACAATTCTCAACGTTATTCTACAATTACCGAACTTGAATCTTTTAACATAAGAAAACAAGCAGATAAAAATAGACAATCCAGTAGTGATATGTTGGATCTTTCCGAAGAGGACTTGGAAAGGTTGAAATCCCACATCGTAGAGGGGGTTTCTTTATATGAAAGTTTGTTAGAAAAGGGTGCAGCAAGGGAATGTGCAAGAATGTTACTTCCCCTCTGCACTCAGACAAAACTTTATATGACCGGAAACCTAAGAGGATTTATTCACTATGTAGAATTAAGGACTCAGGAGAATACACAAGAAGAGCATAGAGAAATCGCAAGTGCTATTAAAGAATGTTTGATTCAAAACTTTCCAAATACAAGCGAAGCATTAAATTGGAATCTTTCAGTTGACAAAACCGAAAATTAATATAAAATATATAAGAACATGGAAACACAAAATAAATTCATCGCAATTCTAGACACCGTTGGCAGAACTATTATTGGAGAACCTGACAACACACAAAGCACAGCAGAAATTCTAGCCATTAAGAATCCCGTTATTCTTCATGTCGAGCAGCAAGATCAAATGGGCAGAATGTCTGTAAAACTATTTCCAATTATTTTCAGAGAGTTCTTGGGAGACAAGACTAGTGATTCTGTTGCCTTTTATAAAAAGACAAATATCACCGAAACAAATGTTGATGCATTTGATTATCGTTTGAAATCTCAGTATGATCAGATGTTTAATAAGAACAATGTATTCACTGCACCGTCATCAACACCATCACAACCTTCATCAGGGGAAAAAAACTCTCCTGCCATTATAAATCTATTTGATGAGGCTTAACATTTTAGTTTGACACACAAAAAAACCTAGAAAGTTTTTGACTTTCTAGGTTTTTTGTTTATAATACTAACATGGCTAAAAGAAAAAACGAAACAGACGAAACAGAACTAAGTGGTGACATCAAAGACGCATTCAAAATTCTTGATGATCTAAATCCAGATGCTCAATTTTTGGATGAAAACACTCTATCCACTGTAAAAGAGTGGGTGGATACTGGATGTATGGCATTAAATGCTATTATATCTGGTTCTTTGTATGGTGGAATACCCGTAGGAAGAATAACTGGGTTTGCAGGCCCACAAGCATGTGGAAAAACTTTGATGGTTAATAAAATAATGGCTAATGCACAGAAAAAGGGAATGCATGTGGTGTATTTTGACACCGAAAATGCTTTGGACAAGGAAACCGCTGAATCATTGGGATGTGATTCCTCAAAAATCAAGCATTGTCCGATTGAAATTATTGAAGAATGTAGGAATCAAATCGTAAAATTCTTAAAATCTGTTGTAGATAATGGTTTGCAAGGCAAAATTATGTTGGCAATCGATTCTTTGGGAAATTTGATATCTGCTAGAGAAGCAAAGATCATTGACGATGGTAAGGATTCCGCCGACATGGGTGCAAGAGCAGTTAGTTTGAAAAGCATGCTGAGAGCAATCACACATGCAGCAGCAAAGGCAAACTGTCCGGTTGTTTTTACTAATCATACCTATGACAATCCCGGTGCAATGTACCCAACTCTAGTAAAAAGCCAATCCGGAGGATCTGGGCCGCTTTATATGTCCTCTGTATTAGTTCAAATGTCAACCAAGCAAGAAAGAGTCGGTAAATCGGATAATAAAAATGCTTCTGACGAGACAACACCACTATCAAAGGATGTTAATGGTCTTACTATGAGAGCACTTACTACTAAAAATCGATTTGTACCTCCATTTTTGGAAGCAGAGATGTATCTAAATTTTAGAACGGGTATTTCTAAGTACTCTGGACTGTTGGAAATGGCAGAAGGATATAACATTGTTCATAAACAAGGACATAGATATGCGTTGGGAGAAGAAATTCTTGGATTTTATAAGGACTTTAAAGATAATGATGCAGTTTGGGCAAGAATTCTTCCACTTTTGGAAGAAAAATTGAAAACGGAGTTAAGATTCAACCAAGAAGAGTAATTTTGTTGTTGCCATTTCTAGGAAATAAGCATATGATACCAACATGGTAAAAAGCTTGCCCTTAAATGTTGAACTTTTTGAGAAAATGGTGATCTATAATGCTCTTATGGATCCCATTTATCTTGAAAGTATTGTAGAACACGCAAAACCTTCGTATTTCAAAGATAAGGATATAAAAATAATCTTTGAATCATTGTGTCAGTACTACTCTACATATAATAAAGTTCCAAATATAACCGAATTAAAGGTTCATTTGGTAGAACAAGAAAAAAGAGATGCACTAAAGAATGTTGCCTTGAGTTTTTCCGGTCTTGATAAAAGTTATGATAGAGATGTTTTATTAAAAAACACTGAAAGGTTCTTAAAAGAAAAGGCAGTATTGAATACTGTGATCAGAACTTCTGTGGATGTTCAATCCGGAGAAATAGACAGTGCTAAAATCTTGGCAGATTTTGAAAAAGCTTGTGGAATCTCATTAATTGAAAAAATGGGGTTTGATTATCTAGAATCTGTTGATGAGCATTGCAAAGAACTATTAAAAGTATCAAAAACAATTCCTAGTGGGTGGAATTGGTTAGATGAAAAGATTGGTGGAGGGTTTTTATCCGAAGGAAGGGCTATATATGTCTTTTATGGTGTTACTAACGTAGGAAAATCGATATTTTTGGGAAATATTGCCTCAAATATCTTAAATCAAGATAACACAGTAGTTTTGATCTCTTTGGAAATGTCAGAACAAGTATATGCCAAGCGAATGAGTGCAAACCTCACGCAAATAGCGATGGCAGATCTTACCAACAGCATAGAACCGCTTAAAAAAGAGCTTGGTTCTTACAAAACAAAGCATAAGAACGCAAAACTTATCATAAAAGAGTTCCCGCCACAAACAGTAACACCTAATCAGATAAAAGCATATCTAGATAGATTGGTAAAAAAAGGAATAAAACCTGATGTTGTGGTTCTTGATTACTTAAATCTCCTAGCACCTCCAGAAAAGGGAAAGAATTCATACGAATCAGTCAAAGCAATTACAGAGCAGGTGCGAGCAATGTCTTATCACTTTGAATGTCCTATTATAACCGCTACTCAGGCTAATAGAAGCGCATATGGAGAGGCTAATCCTGGTCTTGAAACGATGAGCGAATCCATGGGGCTTTCACATACAGCAGATGCACAGTTTGCAATTTGGTCGGAAGAAGGAGACGTGGATCTCGGACAGATTCACCTCGGAATTAATAAAAATAGGTTTGGACCTGTTCAATGTCATACCGTATTGGAGTTGGACTATCCTACGTTAACACTTAGAGATCCAAGTGATGTATCTAAAATGTTTATACCAAAGAAAAAAACCATTCCCGGATCCATTCCAGCAATTCAAAGCATAGCAGATACCTTGAATGCAATTGAAAATATTGGCAGTGATGATTGAAATTATATGAACGGCATATAAATATGTTTCAAATGGCTAATTGTCATCATATTTTCACGCATAACGATTTAGACGGGGCTGTAAGTGTTTTAGTATACATGTGGAGTCAACCTAAAGAAGATTCCTTTTATTATACACCCATATCTAATCTAGAAATTTCAAAATTAAAAAGAGAAGTATTAAACGCTCACAATCCATCAAAGACATTAATATTTGATATGGGATTGCGAGAAGAATTTCTACCAGATTTGGATAAATCGCATATAGTTTTTTTCGATCATCATAAATCTTCCGAGAATTTTATAGATAGGTTTAAAAATGCAAAAATAATTTATAAAGAATATTCATCCAATACTCTTTTGATGTATAAATTATTAAAAGATAAAATAGAAACAACCGATGCTAGAAAATTATTGGTTGCTTTAACTGATGATTTTGATTCTTATAAATTAAACCTTCAATATTCATATGATTTGAATATATTATTTTGGAGTGAATATCAAAATAGGTTTTCAGACTTTTTAAATGATTATTACGATGGATTCAAACCATTCACCGAAAAACAAAAAAAAGCAATTGCATTTATAAAAAATGAAGCAGAAAAAGAAGCTTTAAAAATACAAATGTTTTCCGGTTCTATCCATGTAGAAGGAAAAGAAAAAAAGGTTTGTGCTGCTATGGTAGATAGAATAGTTCCACAAGTCATGGAAGTGTTGGTAAGAAAAAATAAAGCTGATTTATTCTTTTTTATAAACATGAAAAATGAAAAAGTCTCCATAAGACAGTACAAAGAAAATGATAAAATAGATTGTGGAGCATTTGCAGAAAAATATTGCAATGGTGGTGGTCATATGAATGCTGCCGCAGGTACTATTACTCCATTATTCATGGAAATTACAAAAAACTTAAGCCCCGTTATATGATTATTACCTCAACACAACAAGTAGAAGACATGATGAACCCATCGAATGCAATGGATTTGTCGGAATTCGAAGATATTACTTTAAAATTTGGATCTTTTGTTTGCATAGCGAAAAAAAAGAAATTTAATTTCTTGAACTTCCTAAAATTCGTGATAGAAGATAAGAAGACACAGAACATTTACTTCAAACTTTTGAATGAAGAAAATTTTCAGATGATAATGAAGGCATACTTGAATAGTACGCCAAATATATACAAAAAAATATTTAGATCAAAACTCAACAAAGAAAAACCATAAAAATTGAATAATATTACGCAGCAAGAAAAAAATATTTATAATTGCTACTTAAAACATTACAGGAAAGGACTGCCGTTCCAACCTAGAAAAGATTTTTCAGACATTGATTACACTAATATAGTGCTTCTGCGTAAACTCAATGCGTTTTTCAATAAATTTCCTCATATTACATATGACGATTTTTTAGGAGCACCAAATTTCTTACATCCGGACGAAAAATGCCCTCCTCTCAACTTTTTCATAACTAGACCAGCAATTAAATCATATTCGTTGGCTATTAAAAAGCGAGAAGACGAATCTCCCGAAAAACAGCTTGACAAAATCAAAGAAAGTTTTCATTATATCGCAATGTTTTGTTTAAAAAACAATCTTTTCTTGGAAGATTACCTTAGCCATAAAACCCATAGCATGCCTACATGGATGCAACATTATAGAGAACATCATGTAAATCCATATGCCTTCTTTGAATTGGGAGATTTTAATAAATTTAAAATTATGAATGAAGAGGAGCGAATCGTATGGTCTGGAGATTTTTTTGAAAAAATTGATTCGTATCGGACTCGATATTATAACAGCGAAAGGACAAAAATCCTTGTAAAAGAAGCTGCTAATAAAATAAAAAATTTTCTAAAAAAAGAGTTGCAAACTTCAAGAGTTTGAGCTAATATTTAGAAGCATAGAAACAACAAAATAACACAATACAAAATATATGAAATATACAAGTAACCTATTCGAGTCCATTAAAGAGGCTCTTAACAAGAAAACAACATCAGAGAATGCCAACTATAAGGACTTCCTAAAGTTGGAGGTCGGAAACAGCTATGTAGTTCGTTTGGTTCCTAATCTAAACGCTCCGGAGAGGACGATGTATCACTACTATCATCACATTTGGAAGAGCATCATTACAACTCAGTTGGTATCCGTTCTCTGTCCGAATACATACGGAGAGACTTGTCCTATTGACGAATATCGTTCTAAGATTTATAACACCAAGAATGAAGCGGAAATTGAAAGGATCAAACCTATTCGTAGGAATGAGAATTGGCTTTGTAATGTATTTGTTGTAAAGGATCCAACAAATCCAGAAAATCAAGGTCAGATGAAAGTTCTTCGCTTCGGTAAACAACTTTATAATGTAATCTCTGCTGCAATTAGTGGTGATGATTCTGATGAATTTGGTTCAAAGGTATTCGATCTTTCGGAAAACGGATGCAGTCTTCGTATTAAGGTAGAAGGAAATGATGGTGGGTACCCTCAATACACCGCATCTAGGTTTATGTCTCCATCCGCACTTGAGGGAGTTGATGATATTGAACAGCTATATGCGTCTGCTAAGGATCTTGATACTGTTTTTGAACATAAGACAAGGGAAGAGATTCAGGCTACTTTGAATACTCATTTCTTGGGTCAGGAAGAAAGTTTTGCTCCTACAAACAAGACAATTGTTGAGGATGTAGAGGAAGATTTTATTCCAGTAACTAAAAGGGCAGATAACGTCATTGAACGAAACTCGGATGAGTTGTCTAATGATGATAAAATTCAAGACATTCTAAAGGATCTGTAATATGCAAAATCGAGAAGAAGTTATTGAAGCTGCAATGCTCGCACGTATGGTTGGTTCACACCTTATCGGTGTGGACCAACTGACCACAGAGCGTTCTAATAATCCAGCAAATAAAATTAACATGGAGAACTTTGTTGCTCCATTGTTAGGCAAACAAACACATTCACAGACCTTTATTGATCCGAGATCGGCTTCTCCTGAAATGGTAAAGGCATACGAAGGCTTGAATGAATTGGCACTGAGATCTGTTCCAGATCCTATCATGAGTCACCCACAACCAAATACAGCACCATTAATGCCGCAAGTAGCTAATTTAGCGATTCACACACCGGAACCCATTAAAAATATGCAACACCAACCATCAGATTCGTTGAATACTTTTGATGGATATTCTTGGCGTAAAGAAGATATCGGTTCTATTAAAAATTCATTGAAAAATATTGACAAAACTTTGGCGAAGATGTTTACTCTTTTAAAAGAAAAAGAAACTAATGTCTAAATTAATACCAATCCCAAAATCATTTTTAGAACGACTATTAAAACCTGTAAATAGATTAACAGAAAGTTGTATTTTAAAAACCGATAATCAAGGTTTATATACTATATGTTCTTCACCGGACAGTACTGTTATCTTATATGCTAGAGTAAAGCTTCCTAATGATGTTGAGAATCCTGTTAGGTTGAATTTAATAAACGTAAAAAAACTTTTGTGTGGATTGGATTGTTTAGGAAGTGATGGAGAATTTTCGATAGAATATACAGAAAATAACATAAAATGTTCTAATACTCTGGATGGGGAAAATACTCATTTTAAATATCACTTGGTAGATGATAGTGTCATTCGAGAATGTCCTGTCAATATCAATAAGATTTCTAAATTGAATTTTGATACAGAGTTTTTAGTATCTAGCAATAAAATAAAACAGATAATGGCTGGATATGCATTTGCTTCTGATACAACAAAAATATACTTTTATAGCAAAGATGATGGTGTATATGCAGAGATTAATGATAAAACATTATCAAATGTGGATAACATAACATTAAAAGTTTCTAATACTTTTAGTGGAGTAGAAATTACAGAAGCAGTTCCTATAAATACTGAAGTTTTTAAAAATCTTGCAACTTGCAGAACTGACGTTAAAATAAAAATTAACAATGAATACAAAGTATTTGTCTTTCAAAATAAGGATGATAACGATGTAGAATTAAAATATATCGTATCAGCCCTTGTAAAGTAATAACTAAAAAATAAATAATATTAATCTTATGTCAAAAAACAGAGTAACAATATGCAGCTACTTCATTAAACGTCTTCGTGACAGTGGATATGTAGTAGATAAACTATTCAATGATTATGCAGATTCCGATCCACGTAGTTGGACGGCAATTGTAGATCCTACGGTGGCTTCTATATTAGTAACTTGCTATAATAATCACAATGATTTAGGTGAAGAATATTTTGAAATGCATGATGGGGGGCAATTCATTCCAGAGCGATTTAAAATTAAAACAAGTTCTATCGAGGTTATTGTTGAATATCTTGTAAAATTTAATATCAACAACAAAGCCTCGACATATGCAGGAGCGTAAAAAACCTTCAAGGAAAAAAAAAGAAACAATAACACCATCATTATCCTCTACACCAAATGTAGAGGATAATGAATCTTGCATTAAGAATGTAAGAGATGTAGTTTTTTCTTCTATGAATGACATAGAGCTTCAAAAGGCTCTAGACAATTTTCTTAAGAAAAATATTAAAGATAAAAATTTAATAGTAAGAGATTTGAGCATTCTTCGCAACGTTATAACAGAGTATCTCGATGCTTATATATTGTTTGGATATAATTTAGAAGGAGAGAGGGTAATTGTTCAACAGTTTAAAACCCCAAAGGACCGAGATGCTATAATGGACTTCTTAAAAACTATATTTTTAAGACAACAGCATGAAAATTTTTTGGATGATGAGGGATACGAGGATTAATATATTATGTCTAATAGCTTTGTAAATTTAAATTTATTTCCGAGTGCAACCGCAACAAGCGGGTATAGAACTTGGCTTAATGAAATTGTTAAAACCGCAGGAATAGAAGATTTTGATCCTGTTTTAAAACCAATTAAAACACCCAATGGATATGTTAATGAAGATGGAACTCCCTATAAAGAATTTGATTATCTGCAAACTATTCCAGACTTTTCATTATTGAGCGGAGTTGGAGATTATAGATATTCTTTGGGTCATATGGTTTCTTCTGCATTAGAAACCTTTCTTCCTAGAATTTTATTATATACAGAAGTAGCACAGGCAGGTGGATGTCAGGTTATAGAAAATTATGTTTGTGATGCCGATGGCGTTCCTATTAAACAATTAGAAACTACATGTCCGGTGGGTACAACATTGGACATAATAAATCCACAGGAAGTTTTAGACTTTGTATTTACAAAATATAATACGAAAAAAACAGAAGACATTCAAGCTTTTTATAATTATATAAACGATAATTACATTAAGAATGGATTTATAGTTGAAATTTGTCAAATTGATAAATTTCCATATTTTATTTTTTTAAGATTACGAAAAGAAAATGAAACAAAATATATAAAATATCATTACGATGATAGAACCGATGTATCTATTTTGTTCAAAACTCCTATTATATACATAGCACAAAAAGATGCAACAGATTCTGATATATTAGAAGCATTGCAAGCAGAAATTCCCTTATATAATACTCGCCTAACAATTTAATGCAGATGCTGGTAATGTATTTGCAGGGATTGTATAATTTCCCGTTATAGGTGTTGTTGTAGTGCCTTCGTAGACTACACTAAATTGTGGTGGGGGAATTAGATTTCCACCAGAATCTCTTTTAATGTTGTATGGAATGTAATTTAATCCACTAAAAGGATCTAAAGCATTTAATCCATATTTTTCGTTTCTATTTTTGGTGTATAATCCACCACCACCGCAACCACCGGATTTCGACTTAGGACCCGGTGCTGAGCTATCTCCGTGTACTGGACTCGGAGTTGGAATAGAACTTCCTCCCATTCTTTCTTGCCCCCATGCCTTTCTGTCATTCCAAAAACTTGCTTTTGGAACTGTTGTGCTATGAGTATGATCTTCTCCAACTCTTGTATGGTTGTGTTTAAAATTCCAAACAGACATATAAAACAGCCCAACGCCTATTCCGGTTTGCTCTAATTCTATGGTCATTGCCATCATTATAGTATCATAAATTTCACAAATTAAAGAATATATTCCAGCTATTGTCATTATATAACCAGTCATTACATATCTAAATATAATATCTTTTACTAAATTTCCAATTGAAAGTGTAACGGCACTTCCAACCCAATTTGGACCTTCTATTTTAAATTTAGAAGGAGAACTAACCGTGCTTTCTGTTCTCATACTAGGAACAATTAAATATGGACATGATAAAGCACCATCCATTGTTACATGTCCTTTGAATGAGGCATCACCTCTGACGTTAAACGAGCCATTAATCATGGTATGCTGAGATTGCACAACAAATCCACTATCGCCACTCATATCGTTAGCATCCATGTATATATTTTTGCCTTTAATTGTAGTGACATTAGCAGAACCAAAAACAGCTTCTCCTTCATTGGCATTTAAAACCATGTCACCAGCCATTACATTAAATCTTCCAGAGGTTTGGATATCAACACCGGGAGATCCTGCATTAATTGTAAAATTATTTGCAACATCAAACATCACACTGCCATGGGTTCTTTGTGGAGGGCAAAATACAACTTTTTCGCAACTTCCCTTACTTCCCATGGCTAAAACGTGACCATTGCCATTTTTCCCCGGCATGAAATACAATCCAAATACATTATGTCCTTTTTTCTTATAAGCAGGAACTGTATTTTTCTTTAATCCCGATTTAAAAACAACATCAGTTTTATATGGAACAATTTCTGCACCACCAGAACCTAATTGTTTTGAATATTTTGAAATATTCTCTGAATTATCTTTTATTGCCTGTGCAGTTGCCTTATCAGCAGCCTTGGTTGCTGCTACAGGCGATTCTATTTGTCCTCCTTTACATGCAGGACTTCCACAACCACTTGGTCCGGTAAGTGCTATGTTTTTTTTAGGAGTTAATATAGGAGATATTAATGTTTTTGCTAAAAACTCAAGTACATCTAAAGGAAAGCAAAAATACGGTATTACATATTTTCTAATACACGCAAATAAATTTTGAACTAAAGAACTATGGTTATCAACTAAGTGAGTAACATTGCAAATAGGACATGCAACCATTGCTCCTTTTTTATCCATTGCAGCTAGTCTTGCTTCTTGTATTTTAGCAGTTGCTTCTTGAAGTTTTGTTGCAGCTTCGACTTCAGAATCCCCCTGTTTTCCTTTTATATTTTTTACATCACCTTTTGCATAAGATGTAGTAGAACCAGAGACAACTTCTTGTTTATTTCCTTTAATACTAAGATTAAAATGTTTATTAGAACCTAATGTTAAATTCTCCGCAGCATTTATTAAAATATGACCACCAGAAGATATTCTTATTTTGGACTGAGCCTTTTCGTTATTTGATAATTCTATATAAGAATCATCTCTAACAACATTTGATTTTTTTTTATCGAAAGACCTATAAACCGCAAAAATCAATCCACCAATTTTTGTAAAAATTGAATGATCTTCTTTTTCATAATTTTTGTCTAAGACAGGATTTGGTATCTTTGCCATATTTTTATAAACATATTTAGTTGTTTATGTTGAACCTTCAATAGCAGATGCAAAATAAACAGGTCTTTGTATATCTCCACCATAAAAGAAAACCCAAACCTTGGCACTTTCATTCGGAACCGAAACTGTTCCATTAGGAGAACCGGAAGCGGAAGAATATGTATTATTGTTTCTTGCAGCTTGTCCGTTTTTAGGATCATTTTGAGAATCTATAATGTTTGCATTTGAAGAATCTACGGATGGAATATTGTTTATGCCTAAATTATCAACATCTGCTCCAAAATAAGCCTTAACTCTTTTTTTATCTGCTTCTTCTATGTTATAAATTTCACCACCACTTCTTGCAGTTTCTATTCCCAATCCTATACCAAGAGGAACTAATTTATTAACAACATCGTATTCTTGATCATTTCCTGTAGCATAATTTGAATAATTTGAACCTTGTAAAACAGTACCATAAATTGTATTATCATATTTATTATTAAGAGTTTCGTTCGGAGAATATGACATTTTTTGTTGTGTTCTAGACCCATAATACGCTTTAATAGAATCTATTCCATCTGCATTTCTTAGTGCTATTCTATTCATAACACTCTCAGCAAACATTATCTGTGCCTGTTCGCCCTGCGATCCAACTTCCGCTTCTAATACAGAATAAAACCAAGCCTTTTTAGCAGGATCTTCCAATTCTTTAACAAATCTTTGTCTTAATTCTTTAATTTTAGGATCTATGGTAGGAGAATTTTGAAATGTTGTTTTATTACCTTCAATATTTGATGTTAATAATGCAGTTGAATTGGGATTTACCATAGATACTCCTCCCATTGCATCAAAACCTGCAAATGTTGGAGTTCCGGTATTATTCACCTCAACCTTTCCGGTAGAAGAATTAGAAGTTACTGATGTTGCACCTCCAAATATCGGAGCCGCATATTCTGCCCATGGAAGAGTTTGTTTTAATCTATCTAAAACACCATATTTTTGTAAATCTACAGTAGTTCTAAATGTTACATCTTTTAATTTATTATTCCAATCCGCAAATAAAGTATTTGTTAAATATGGAATAAAAACTTGAACTCTTTTTCTTCCTTCTGGATCATTATTACTAATGACCATTCCTAAATGATTTCCAAAAACAGGTTCCATATTATTCTACTGGAGGAGGTGGAGTAAAACTTTCTATTGTTGTACCAATCCATCCGAATGGTTGTAAATTTATATTCAATGGAGGCAAGTTTCCTGATATATTTGCTATAGAATATGAATATAAATTAGGACTTCCGATATTAACACCTGTATTAGAACTTTTATACCACTTACTTCTATTACCAACAGTACCCGCAGAAGATAAAACATCCTCTAGAGGTCCGAGAGAAGATCCAAGTCCATAGCGTTTAACTATTGTATTTGCAATAGCAAGTGCTTCATTATTAGCAATAGTACCAAATCCTATGTTTTGATAAAGTTTTCCTAAAAAAGTTTGAGGCAAATTTTCAATATTTCGTATAAATTCATAAACTTTTTGAGTTTCTTTAGGAAATAGAGAAGCCAATCCTCCTAATGGATCATATGCAAAGTTAACTCCAAATGAAGCATAGTTAACTACGGTTTGAATTGCATTTAATGTTTGAAATAAGTTATCAGAACCATTAAATAACTGAGCAAAAAATCCAACATCATCCAAAATTGTTTGTGCAGCATCGAGTATTAAACATATTAAATCCAGTGGGATTATTTGTTCAATAACACTTGTAATATATTGCTGAACCATTCTAGATATATTGTTTAACCATGTATATACTTGTTGCACTAGAAGAACCATTCCCTGATATATTTCAACCAATCCTTGATATAACGAAGTTACAGCACCAGTTATGAACCACATAGCCTGATTTAAACCACCAAACGTATCAGAAGGAAGAGAAAGATAGGAGCGAGTTCTTATGACATTGCAAAAGTTTTCAATATCATCCACCATACCCGGATGTATTTTGTTTAAAAGATCAGTAGCCAAACAAGGAGTGTTAATACCCGGTCCAGTCATTATGTTTACCGCATTATTAGCAGAATATCGAGTAAAAGACCCATCAGAACCTATATCTTGAAGTTGTTCTTTCTTACCCGCAGGAGTATTTTTTAAATTTTCCTCAAATCCATTGTCTTTTATATAACAAGTAACAAACCATTTATAAAGATCAGGAGTTATTGATACTGGATCTGATCCAGTAAACGTAAATTGTGCTCCTAAAGCATCATATCCCTTTATTAAAATAAAAAGAAGAGCGGCATAAAGGTTTTCATTGGGTAAACAGCTGTGTTTTATCTTATATAAAACACCATCAGAACCAAATATAAGACCTGTTTGAAGTTCTAATGAAGCTATAGTGACTCCTTCAGTAGCATCATCCAACAAATTAACTATCGAATTCTTTGCAGAAGAAAGTGTATTTGTTATTGTAGAAGAAAAATTCAATATAGATTGTGCTACTGGATTTATTTTTTCTGAATTTGTTGTTGCATCTGCCATAATAAAATGTTACTATAATAACTTATGTCAAAAACCATAATTTACCCGCCAATTGGAATATCTGGTGCCGCATTATCTGGAAAAGATACTCTATGCTCATATCTTATTTACAATTTTGCTCTTTTATACAATACAAAAGCCAAAAGATGTTCAATTGCAGGTGATATTATAAGAAAAGATCTACAAGAAATGATTTTTAGTAAGATAGATGCTGATATAGACATAAATGATCCCTTACAAAAGGAAAGTGTTCGTCCTCTGATGGTTGAATATGGTAGATATATGAGAAATCAGACAAACGGTAGGTATTTTATTGAAATTTTGAACAAAAGTAAACAATTTGGCAAGAATTTTATCCCAATTATACCAGATATTCGCTATAATGAGTATGAAAAGGACGAATTGTATTGGTTGAAAGAAGAAAAAAAAGGAATTTTAATATTTTTAGAACGAGATGACATTCCTCCTGCCAATAAATTTGAAAAAAATAATAATATTTCTCTAAAAAAGGCAGCTGATATGGTTATAGAAATACAAAATTTTTATAAAGCAGAGGATTATGCTGATTTTATACAAGATTATGTTGATAAAATTATTACCACTTACCAACAGGGCATTTCTCAGCCCTTAGATAGGTCTTAACAGCCATATTACATCCGCATTTTCCGCATCTTTCAGAGCCAGAATCAAAAAATTCACACCCTCTGCATATGGATAAACGTGACTTTGCTTGTTCAGAATCAGTTTTTAATGCGTTTCCTGCCATTACACTTGCTGCATTATTTACTATGCTTCTTCCTAAGTTAACTGCCATCTTAGTTGCTGATGGCATTTGCGGCTTATTTGATGATTGTAGCTGCTGTATTCTATTGCTTTGTAGACTTCTTAGTAATGAATTTTTGTCCATATTAGTATTTATCGTCAAGTTCTTCCCACCATTTACTGAAAATATCTATTTTAGTGCAGATTACATCTGTTGTGTATGATTCTTTATCAAAATAATGTACAATTTTGGTTATTAACCATTGTCCTAAAAATTTATCGTCAAATGGATTTTTATCTGCCGTGGAAGAATCACGATCAACGAATAAAAACTTACCCGGAGTCCTAATCGTAAGCCCCGTTGCTTTAAAGTAAAGTGCTTGATTTAACATTAAAAAATCTTTTAACATTGAAATCATACTCATATCCGTAGGGAAAAATGTTCTTTGGATAAAACAATTAGATGTCATCAATCCACTACTTTTGGTTTTGTTAAAATTAAACAATAATTGTGCTTCATTGTTCTTGTTTTGTTGACTAAAGCTATGCAATCCTTCCTTTGCGATATTTTTCATATTTTCCAACACATCTTTAGCAGTATTATTTGTATAAAATACATTAAATTGATTTTGAGAAAAATTATAATTATGAACTGGTTTATTTGTAAGGTTCAAATCATCAATAGGAACCATAGAAACAAATTTATAATTATTTATCATTGAAGCTATTCCAGATTGAAAATTTCTTATCACAGAATCTTCATTTTGATTATACGGTGCTCTTGCAAAGTAAGGACTAGAATTCGTGATTTCTTGATTGTCATTTATAACAATTCTTTCTACTTGATTATTATTAGCTTCTTGAATAATTTTTTTTAAAGAAATTAATTTAAATCTTTTACCACCTACTCTATCGTATCTATCCAAGTCTAAAAATGCTGGAGAATTGTCTTCTGATTTAAATAAACTATAAACATAATTTAAATCTTCTAATGCATTTCTATTGGCGGGAGAGGTATATAATACAGATCCTTCATAGTTGGGTTCTCCAGAAGAACATCCCGAATCCCAATTATCAAGATCAAAAATGTTTATAGATTGATCGGGATCGTCTATAAATTTTCCTCCTTTGGAACTACCCACTTTAATACCATTTGAGCTAATTCCATCAGAACTATTGGATGCTGCTGTTTGTATTATAGATTTTATAGCATCACTCACTGGCATACTTCTTTCTGTATCCTTTGCTAGTATATTCCCTTTATTAGGACCATACAATGCAGTAGACCATTCTATGTTTCGTTCCAATAATATTTGATATCTTTCATCCCAAAAATAAAATTTTCTTGTTTTTTTAGTAGCAGAATTAGTTTTTATATCTTCAATGTCATAAACAACAAAATTATAAGCCATTTCCCACTGTTCTGGGGGTAATTGTGAATTTGAAGAAGAATTGTTTGCTGTTGTTATTGGATATATCTTAATGTTTATTTTATTTCTTCCATCTGTTCTAAATAAAAACGGAGCATCTATTTTTTCTTGATTTTTTGCAGGAATAGAGCCTCTTTCTATCATTTCATAATCAGTAGACAATGTTATCCAACCTTTTGTATTCCAATCATCCAAATTTTCTTCTATTGCAAGACCATCAACAAAGAAAAATGGAACTGCAAATGGTTTAAAATTTTTTATTTGATTATACATCCAAAGTTCAATATAAAATAATTGACCTCCAATTTGATGTACAAATCTATTGTCCAAGTTGGATCCACCAGCAGTATCGTTAGAATTTAATGCTGGATTGCTTACTTCTGCATTTGTAGATGGAACTTGAGTTACTGGCATAAATTAACAATTAGAACTATTAATATCCTTTAATAAAGAAATATTTAATTGATTAAAAACGAAGGTTGCAGTACAAATAATTTCATTTGCAGTTTGAAAAGAATATTCAATAGGACTTAAACTAGTTATAAATGCTTGTGTATATTTAAATTCTATTATTTTATTGTTAAATTCATCTAAACCAAATAAACTAAACGTAGTTGTAAAATCTGACATGGGATTTGTTAATCGAATATCGTCAATTTCCATTATTATTGGTTCTGTTAAAGTAGTGGAACTATTTTCACTATTATTAAATAGATTTAACCATTTCCAAAGTATCCAATAGTTCTGATATCCATTATCAATTAAAAATTTCAAAGTTAGAGAATCATATGAAGGACGAGATATGCTAGATGCATTATAAACCTGTCCTCCGAAAGGAACTTTAATTTCATTAACCTTTATACTTGGCACCGGAGATCCAAATGTAGTAAATTGAACCTGATCTGCATTGTAATTTGATTCTATTACAAGATCTTGTTTTCTTTTTAATGCTATTGGCAAATCCATAACAAGTTTGAATTTGTCATTCCTAGATCTATTTAAAATTGATTGATTCATATTAAAAAACTATAGTCGGATGATAGGTGTCCATAGAAGACTTATCCATTTCATCAGCCTTTAAAGGCAACATACGATCTGGACCATCACTTTCCAATAACCATGTAGTAAGAGCCGCCCTATCATCTGAATATAAATCAAATCCAGAGGCTGTATCCATGTCACCAACATATGAAAATGGAGTATTTACGAAAGGTTTTCTAACAATTGTTTGTCCTCCTCCTATTAATAAAGGACTATTTTTAATAATCTCCTTATTATCTGAAATTGGAAAAATTTTCATCGGCCTACCTTGATCGTCTATGTCTAAAATATTAAAATATTTTCCAACCAATGAAGGATCAAGAATAAATAATGCCCAAATAAGTCCAAACACTCTATCATCTAAATATTTATCAGATTTTTTTGAATATGTAAAATTTGGAAGTCTAATGAAATTGTCTATTTCTAATAATGTTTCAATATCATTTAATTTCACTGCCTTTAAACTATTAACCCAATATCTAAAATTTGTTATTCCTTTATATCTGGTATTTGTATGATTGTGTATACCAAATCTATTAGCATTGTTATAATGCTTACTAAATCCCTCAAAATGATAGGAAACAACATTTTCATAGTTGTGAGTTTGGCACAAAACATCTAAAATTTGTTGACCATTGTTATTATTTTCAACAAGAATCGGAGGTCTTCCCCAATCCTGTAAAATTCCCATCAAACGAGTTCCAAAATGAAATGGATTTATATTATTTGAAGAAAAAAGAGCTACTTGTTGAATATCCTGTAAATTTGATACGTCTAATATCTGTGCAACTGAATTTGATCTTCCAATTCCTTCTCCAACGTCAACTCCTATGACATAGAAACTTTCCGGATTGGGCAATTTAAATACTTGATAGGCTCCATCTTCCAAAGATAATATAGGTTCTGAACAACTAGCCTTTAATTCGGCTAGATATTCTTCATCGATAACGCCCTTTCCAGGTTCGTGGAATTTATTGGCATATTCTTGATCAAAATCATCTTTAGATCCCATGAGAGCCAGTGTTTTTCTTTTCCACTCTTCATCTCGATCTGGAACATCCCACCAATTAACAATTTCTAAGTGCCATTCACTGTTTTCTTCTTGTGCGCTTTTATAAAGTTCATAAAATTTATTATCAGTTCCATTTGGAGTACTAATAACAACAATTTGCGACCTTTTCATCGATGAAATAATTGGAATAGCAGACTTCCACAATTCTTTCATCAAATCATTAGGACAATGAGCCATCTCATCAATAATCAAAAGATTACTTGTAGTTCCGCGAGGTCCAGATGATGATGTTGTACTAACAGTTATTGCTGAATCGTTTCCAAGATTAAAACCATCTTTTCTCCAAGATTTTATAGGAGGTTTTAAGTATATAGGAAGTTGTTCATATGCCATTTTAATTCTAGCAAATATTTCCTTAGCAGTTGCTTCTTTATTTGCTACAATTGTTATTCGCTTATCAGATTGAAAACATACTAACCATAATGCATAAATAGTTATTGTTGTAGTTTTTCCGCTTTGTCTTGAGCTAAGAATAACATTAAATCTATTTGATTTAAATGCCTTCAGTAGAGTTTTTTGATACTTATAAAGTTCTATTTTCCTTTTACCATCTTCGGTTATTATGTAAAAATGACTTTCTGCAAAATGCAAAATACTTTTGACGCAAAGCCTAAGCTCTGCTTTCATGTCATCCGTCCATTTAAACAATGCATCCTTACGAAGGATGTTTTCGTTTCCTTGATAGAACTTTCCGTCTACAAGAATATCATCTATATCTAAATCATCTAATGAATTTTCTTCTACTTTCTTTTTTCTGGGCATTAGGAATACTTATAAAAATATATAAAAATGCTATCTATTGATTTGACTATTCAATTCTGAAATAATAGAAGAAACATACTTTGCTTTTAATATTTTCAATTCCGTTCCATTTTCTGGCATTTTTACTGGATTTTGAATTTGATTATAAGAACATACCAACCACCACAAATCCATAGTATTATAATATTTATGTGATATTAAATGCCATGTATCATTATATGTAGTATAATAAGAATCTTCTACGTCTGAATTATTTGCTGGAAATAAATTAATAGCTCTTAATAAATTATAAAATTTAAAATCATTATTATCGTTATAGATATTAAAAAAATTTTCATATCTATACATTGAAATATTTGATAAATCTGTAAAGGAATTATGTTTCATGAGTTTTTATTATTTTTTGCTAAAAGGGTTTAGATAATTAGTAGCATCAGCAGCAATATTTCCAACCTCCTTAACTACATTACTTGCGGCATTAACAGTCGCAGTAGCTGCTTCTGGGGTTGTTAATGCTAAACTTTTAATAACACTAATTCTTTGATTAGGATTTGCTGCTCCTCTATATATATTAGTACTTTCTGGAATTAATGAAGTTAATGTTATAGTAACTTTATATGCTTCGGGAATTAATGAACTAGATCCATTTCCTATATCTATTTCTCTAGTTGCTCCTATACTTTTTATCGAATAATTACTAACATAAGCAGCTGGCATAAAAACTCCTCCTCCTCCTTCACTTTCTACTGTATATATTTTAGGAGGAATGTGAGTTAAATATGTAGTTCTTATTTTTAAATTTTGAAGAGCAAATAATTGTACAAACCAAAAATTATCTATTGTTTTTTTTATGTCTACTGTATTATATAAAGGAAATGAAATGCTAACGGATTTATTATTAGAAGATTCAAATGTTTGCGGAGTCTCATAACTAAATCCACTAGTAATAAAACTTGCAATAGAATCACTTTTTCCTATAGCGGTTTTAATAAGACCTCCAAATACTGGCATTTTTTCAAGGTCTAATGGTTTCCAAGTGTTTACTATGTCTCCATTCAAGGAATCTCCGGGTTTTATTAAATAAGGAAGTCTATAGTTAAATCCGGTTGCAATTCCTTCGTATAGCATACCATATGGATCGTCTTGTTTTTTTAAATCTGCTATATTTTTAAATAAATTTAGAATATTTTGCGTCCATTTTCCGTATGGTAATGTATATTCTTTTAAAGAAATTGCAGGAACCTCGGATATGGCATTTACTGTCATATTATTTTTCCATTGAAAATCCTTTATAATATCTATTGTTCCTTCCACTGGCGAGACGAGCGGCCATGAGAATTTAATGCCATTAAATTGTATAGGCTGATCAGTTATTTTAAAAAATCTGTTCATATTTTTTTAATTCCTAAAAGTGTTCGAGTAATTTCTTGCATTATATTTTTGTCTATATTCACGCACTTCATCTCTTTCTCCAGAAACACTTCCCTTAGAATTGCCACCAGTTATAACAGTTGAACTTCCTTGATTATCAGATCCGTTTGATATTGCTCTTCTTAGTTCTTCTATGCTTTCGGGAGAAAGACTGGTTGTTTTTGGAGTTGGTGCTGGAATTGGCAGTGCTTCTCTCAAATCTATATTAGGAGGAGGAGTAACAGGTGTTGGAGTTCCTATGGGAATCCATTTTTTGGGTGTTTCTACCCCAGTTGGACGATTAGAATCCACTTCAACACCATCTACTGTGTAAAATTGATCGTTTTCTCCACCCATTTCATTATTTTTACTATCATCCGCCATTGTAGATGCAGATCCATTTGAATCCACTTCAACACCATCTACTGCGTAAAATTGATCGTTTTCTCCACCCATTTCATTATTTTTACTAGCATCCGCCATTGTAGATGCAGATCCATTTTTGTTAAAATTTTGATTGGTTAAAGCTTGTTCCGATGCTTGTTGTTTTGATTCTTGATCTTGTTCGTCTAAAGAATCTAAATACATACTAAGAGGAATTTGTATAAATGCCATTTCCGGACCTAATAGATATAAAAGATTGCTAGAAGCAGAAGCCAATCGTAACCACATTCCTTTATAATCCCCGTCCATTCCTCTTTTAATAGCCATTCCCAATTCATAAAGACCACCAAATAATGGAATTCTTTTTAAAAACGTTCCCAAAGCACCTCTTCCGAATAATGCTCCTATTTTAGTAAGATTTCCTAGTTTAGATGCTACGGCACTGCTTGCAGAACCAATACCTCTTAAGATCGTTCCCATTATGCTAGAAGATTGTGCAACCGCTTTAATAGCATTTGTTCCTCTTGTGGCAAGAGCAGCAACAGAACCTGCAAGAGCAGCACTTCTTGTAACTAATCCCTTGGGTAAAATATTTAAAATAGCAGAACCAGCAGATGATGCAACTTTAGAAACTCCCGAACCAATTGCAGCCCATCTAGGTGCTACTTTTTTTGTTATTTGGCTACCAACTGCTACCGCACGTTTACCTGCACGTTTTTTCATTAAAAAAGCACCCAACGAACCAACACCTAATCCACCATATAAAAACAGGTTTTTATAAAAATCCATTCCTCCCGGTTTATCAACTCCCATTGCGGAAGAAGCAACGTCAATAGCATCACTGGCAACTTTGGTACCAGTTAATTTATCTATATATTTTCCAATAGATTCTCCGAAAAATCCCAAAGCCAATCCTGCACCGCCTATTGCCAATGAAAAGCTTGAAAGAGGAAGTATTAGCTTACGAAGTATAAACCTAGCAAACGTGCCAACAATCGCTAGCAATCCTACGGTTATTCCTAAACCCGCAAGTCCTGCCAATGCCATTCCTCCTCCACCAGAACCGCTTGGTTTATCAGAAATTTCTTTGAGTTTTTTATCGCTTTGATTTAAAGTTTCATCAATAGCTTGTAAAATTTTTTGTTGGTCTTTAGCATTTATTTTTAAAGAATTAAAAATTTCTGAAAGAGATTTTGGATCTAAAGTAACTTTAAGATTTCCATATGGATCTTTTTTATACAATTCTTTGCTAAATGGATCTATTTGTTGTTTTTTTTCGATAGATTTTTTATAAAAATCCATCATAACATCCAGAGATAATCCAGTTTTTTCAGCGATTGTAAATAGCTTTGATTGATCTATAGTAAGCTTATCAGATTGATTGCTTATTAATTGATCAAATCTTTCTAATATTTTTTCTAATGCTGAATTAGAGGAATTATTATCAGATACTTCATCTGATTTATTTATATTTTCTTGTCTTTGTACAAGATTATTTTGAATATTTTCCGGAAATCCTAACGGATTTGTTATTTTTCTTATAGTTTCTTCATTGATTTTATCTAAACTATTTTTTATTTCATTCGAAACTTCTAAACTTTTAGATAAAATTTCTTTTCTTATAACATCTAGGGGAGTAGTATCAAGATTTTCAGACGAAATTCCTAATAATTTGCTTATTAATTCTTTATAATTTATTTTTTTTGCTTCATCTGCAAGTGATTCTTTTGCCTTATATGCAATATTTGCAGCTTCGGCGTGTGTATTTTGGAATGAATCTTGAATATTTTTTGATGTTGAGGATGCTCCTAATAAAAGCTCTAAAAATATTTTAGAGTCTATAGACCCAGCAACAGAAATTCCTTGATTTTTTAGAAAATTTTCTAACTCTTCCATGCTCATATAGAATACTTAATCTAAAATGAGCATTTCTATTTCAACTACCAACAAATAACATACTATCAACTTCGATAATCTTGGAAACCTCTTCGTATTTTACGGTAGATAAATTGTTAATTTCACCTCTCCATTTAACAACTTTTTCTAAAATATTTTGAACCAATGCGGCAGGAAGTTTTTCAACAAATTGAATTTTTTGTGGAATATGCATACTTTGATAATCAAAATCAGTTCCATTTAACTTTACATGTCTTATATATTTTGAAGTTTCGCCTAAAAATGCCCCTGTTATTATGTTTTTAATTTCTTCAACTTCATTGGATTTTTTTTCTTTTCCGTAGATATAAGAATCAAATTTATATTCTTCGCTAAATGTTGGAATATCTATCAATACTTCCAATTCTACAGAATTTTTAGAAAAATTTATAATTTCAGCCTGTGGATGTGTATATTCTTTGAAATTATTTAATACATCTGAGATATTCACATCACTTTCTATTTTCGGTTCTTCTTGAAATAATACTTTTATCTTATCAGATATTTGATATCGCATAGAAAATGCTATAGAATGTTTGTCAATTGTTGTAAATTTTTCTACAATTTCTTTATCTTCTGAGCAATTAGAACATACTATCTCATAAAAATATTTTGAAAATGTAGATTTCAAAACCGTTGAGTCTATAGCAGATTCTATTAAAGTTTTTTGCTGTTTTGCTGTAATTTCTTGTATTTTAACGCTTCTTTTTAATGATGGAATCCAAACATCACTGGAAAAAGATTCTTTTGATATATTATTTAAAATGTTTAAAGCTTCATTGAAATTTATTTGCGTTGTGGTTTGTTCTGACATAAAACTAATTACTTCATCACTCTCCAAATTCATCCATTAAATCTTCTAAATTAGATGAATTTTCGTTATTATTTGAAGATTCGCTCTCCGATTCTTTTCTGTTTTTAATTTCTTCTTCAATAAAAGAACAAAAAACTCTTCTGTCTGAAATTGAAATATTGTCTACATATAAAGGATTTATGTTTTTAGATGCTAATGCATAATATTCTTGATATATATTTTTTAAAGGTTCTGTAAAAAATAATCTTATGATATGTTGATATGATTTATTGTATAGATTGAATTTAAAATAATCCATTTTTTTAAGTCCAAAAAGATTTTTCTGTGCAATATTTTCAATACTATTAAATATAAAGGTTTGTATTTTTGTTTTTACTGAAATCGGCAAACTTTCGTATATTTCTAATTTTTGTTCATGATTAAATTCTTTTAAATCTATTTTATATTCTTTTGTTGAAATTGTTTTAATATATTCTTGTATAGTAGATAATATATGTATGTATATATTTTTTTCTTCATTTAAAAACAAATTTTCAGATTTTACAGAAGGCCAGTCCAGTGTTATAGTAAAATCCTTAACTTCCAAAATAGAATTTTTCATACAATCGTTTGCCGCATCGAACAAAAGTTTCATAAAAATATTTAAATCTATAGAAATTTTTGAGTTTTTAGTAAACTCGTCTTCTGAATTTTTAAATACTAATTCGATTATACTTCCTATGCTTAAAATTCTAAGTTTTGTTATGAATAAAATATATTCTATTATGTTTAATTCATAAAAATCTTTTTTATTTTCTATACAATTTGAGACAATATCTTTTATTACTTTTGCATATTCAAGATATGTGTCTTCGTTTTCTGGTAGAAGAATATTAGCCTTAGACAGTATTAACTGTTCCTTAGAAGATATATCTCTATAAAAAATTCGAGTCCCTGAAAAGGGCATCTCAACTGAATATAAAAAATATTCCATTATATATTTTACTTAATAGTTTTTCTAACTAACATGCTATTTTTATAACCCGGATCATAAGTAAATTTAGGAGCAGCAGGAACAACCGAAAACCCTCTTGTAGTTACAATTCCATTATTATCTTTAGTGACAGCAGTACCCGTTTCAAAAATAGGAGAACCATCAGCACCGTAAAGAGTATTTGTATATTTAAATCCTCCAAGTTCTCGGTTAGAACTGATATCTACCTGAGATTTTTCGGTTATATTTTCTCCACTAGCCATATTATTATAATCCTCCGCAGCAATACTATAAGAATCATATACAAAATCAACACTTATAGTTTGTAAAGAAGGAGAATTATAACCATCGGAATAACCTCCTACGCTTACAGGTGCTATATTATAGAATCTTATTAGTTTTCTTTTAAGCGGTTTGGTATATGCTCCTGCTTTTCCCATAAAAATTACATCTAATTTATTGGCTTTTACGTTATATTGAGGATCTCTTCTGGTTACAAATCCAAAATGTCCAACCAAAATCATCCAAGGACGAATAACAAAATCAACAAAAGAAGCATTGGTTTCATTAAAAGTTATAGTCAATTTTCCAAATGGTTTTCTGCTACTCATAGTAACCGGAGCTTGAAATCCCGCATATTCTAAACCCGCATTAGAAGCATTTATACTATCGCTTGGAATTGATATTTCAGAAGCAAAAACACATGCTAAAAATTCATGACCCTGTTGATATTCATCAGATATTAAAGATTTAACAACAGAATCTTGTATGCCCCAAGAATCTTCAAAGCTAGAGCCGCTTTCGTATCTCCTAACATTATCGATAAAAGATTTTTTTAAAGCAAGTATGTCTTTAAATGGTATGGTTAAAAACCACTGACTCCCAACCGCTATAGAACTAGGCCATTTACTTATTATATCTAAATAATAAGGTATTGGACCGTTTAAATTTTCAAAAGCCATATCAAATACTTATGTATGATATGTTATTATCAACATTTATCTAGTAAGAAGCGGAGATGATTCTGGCTGAACCCAGTATTGATATGCAATTGTTGCCTGTGTAGTAACAATGTCGCCACCAGTGGTTACGTCAAGATTATAATCACCAATGTTTACACAATAAGCACCGATTAAATTATAAACTCTTATAACCTGACCACCCTTGCCCATAAGTGCAAGACCAATATTTCCTAAATCTTTTACTTCATAAGCACCAGTGCTTGTTGCATCATCAAATGTTCCGCGAGTCCAGAGTTCAAGCTTAGAACGAATGGATACGTCTTGCGGCATTCTAAAGGTTACATTCCAAGAATCACTTGAAGGATAGCTGGCGGTTCCGGGAACATTGAAGGAAAGTCCCATAAAAGGGACCGCAATGGTTTTAATCGCACGTTTAGGAAGACTTGTTGTAGTAATATATACTAAGTCTTGCTGATCAAAAACAATGTTTGTTGCTCCAGATGATATATAAAGAACTCGGAAAAGATTTGTTCTTGCGAAATCTTTGTTGATAGCATTCTGAAAGAAGCTATTGATATCTTGGTTTTGAAATAGGTTTGCCATATAATATATTTATCTTTTAAATCATCTAATAAGCTCGTTAAAATCAACACCTGTTCTGGTTGCAATGAAATCAGCTAAAATAAATTCAGCAGTTCTGACTGGTTGAATGTATATAGAAAGTCTGAGTTCATTGTTATCAATTACATCAGGAGTATTGTTACGTTCATCGCAAACGATTCTATAGTCATATAAACCATCATTGTTTTTAGCTTGATTGAATATAGGAGCTAAACCATTAACCAAACGAGATCTGGTTGTGAATGTGTTAGGCTCGAATACATAGAATTTTAATAAACTTTCTGTCGTTTTTTCGAGTGATAAGAAGAGTCTTCTTACATTGATTCGATCAAATGCGGAAGGTTTAGTAAACAATGTTTTCTGACCAAATATTACAAATCCATCACCGGGAAAGAATGCAATTGGATTGACATTTATTCTCGCAAGTAAATCACGTTGTTTTTGTGTAGGATTGATTCCAACATCAGTAAGATTTGTTAAAACACCACGATTGAATCCAGCAGGAGCAGACCAAGGATATGCTATTTGTGAAGATGTTGCAAACACTGCGGCAACATAACCAGAAGAAGGAATCCAAACTTGCTTGTTAGAAGCGGTATCATTTGTTTTAATCCAGTTTCCATAAACCGCTGCATAGCTTGAAACGCTTCCAGCATAGAGGTTTTTTAATGGCCAATAGGTATCACTAGAAAAGACATAATTAGCATTTCTAGATACTTTTGAATCCGCTCCTTGAATGAAGATATATTTAAGAGGATCAGCAATGAAAACATGATCCTTTCTTGTATTATCAGCAAATGCTACAAATTGATTTGCAATGTCTTTATAATCCGCACATATTCCTGCAACCGGATTATTTGTTTGATCTTTAAGTATTGTTGTATCAACAAAATAAGTATCATCATAGATATACGGAGCATTCACAGTAGAAGTTCCATACAAAGCAGTTTTTCTTGCTTTAGCACCTGTCCAGATGGTTCCTAATCCAGCTTCAGCAGTTACGTCCAAATCAATATCAAGATTATCGATATTATTTAAAATTCTTTGAAGTTTTGCTGGAACATTTCCAACATCACCCGCAACCGAATTTGTATCTGAAATATAAACGCCCTGTGAGAAAAGACTTTTAGTTTCATTAGCAGTTCTTACAGTTTTGGCTGGTAAACCATCATCATTAACCCAATCTCCAGTATTTGAAATATAAGGATTTATTACAACCTTAATCTTATTTGATGCTCTGTTTGCTATATTTTCCAAGAAGAAAGTATCAGCAGGACCAGCATTTCTATCATTTTGTGTACGTTTGCTATACAATGAACCAGTATAGCCCTCTGATACAATTGCGTCAATAACAACCGTGTCCTGTGCATAAATAGAGGTACGAAGCTTAAACACCATAAGAGTTAAGCAATCATTATAATAGCTAGTTCCAAAATCAATTCCTATTGGAAACTGTTCAACTGTTTGAGAAATACTATTTCCTGCGGATGAAAATGATTGAGTCAGAGTAAAGTTTAATCTTGAGCTTGGAACTGTTACAAATGTTTGATAATTTCCATTAACAATTGTATTACTTGCTTTTACGCTTGTTATACAAGTAAAATCAGTTGCAGGGTTGCTATTGGAATTATCAGAAATAGCAATGTAATACCCCTCATAGAGATTATTGACAGAGGTTTTTACAGAATCGATGACAACAATACCGCCATAATTTTGAAGATCTTTAAAACTTTTGATATTGACAGCACTATAAGAATTTCCCCAAGCAACATTATTTTCAACGATATCCAAATATTGTTGATCAGAGAGCAAAATAGATTTAGGAGACAATACATCATATGATGTAGAATCCGTATATGAAAGATTGGTGGTTGTTGCGGTATATCCGCTAATAACGTCTATGATTGTATTTTCATAAACAGCCTCTACTGATGTGAGACTGAGATAAGTAGTATGTGAAATTTCGGTATCATATCCCAAATATACAGGATATGAATTAGTTCCATCAGAACTCAATGCAATATTTCCACTAACTGTACTTAATGCAGCTATTTTAGTTGTAGTTTTTCCTTGAAGAGGATATACTAAAGCAGTGTATTGATTGGAAAATCCTGCTCCTGCACCAGATCCGTATGGCATTCTTGTTACCAAAAGATTAGTAGGAGATTGTGTTAAAAGTTGACGAGCAGAATGATAAAGATATCTTTCAGCTGCATTTGTTGGACTTCCGAACACTTCTTCATATTCAGAAAGACTTCCAACATTGATAATCTCATCAGTTGGTCCTTGGCTGGCAAACCCTGTGATAAAGGTATTTGTTGCTCCAGTTGGTCTTGCAATAAGGCTAATATCTACTTCGTTAATTTGTACACCGGGAGATGCTATGGTTCTTGTTGACATAATTTATAATACTATTTACCTTTCATTAATATCCATTTAATTATTTTTTTTATTAAGAAATTTTTAACATACAGTATAATTATATATAGAATGAAAAATTTTGACAAAATTATAAGTAAAGCCAGTACACAATTATTAGAAGATAATCAAAATCCTGTTATTGACAAAGCAGTAGAAGATATTAGAAATGCTATTACTAGTAGCGGAAAAGCAAATTCAAATCCAAATGCAAAGGCACTTGCTTCTAAATTATTTGACACACCAGAAGGTACGACAAATGATCCTTTACACAGTGCTTTTGATAAATTAAAAAATAACCCAGAAAATCCAAATCTATCTGCAAAAGAATTAGAAACTTTTTTATCCGTTGCTGCCAAGTTAAAACCAACCGAAACACCAATTGACAAACAAGAAGCAAAACAAGGAGAAAGTCCAAATACATATCAACAATCGGGAACAAAAACATCACAACAAACATCACAGCAACCAAACGGAAAACAATACAACCCTTTAAATCAGCCGAGTGCTTAGTAATTATTACTGATGCGTAATAAACCTCGATCAAAAGCGAAGCCTTTGGAAAGTAAAATTGAAACATCTTCCGAAGACACCTCTCCATATGTTTTTCAACGTGATAAAATTAAATTTGACTTAACAGTTAAAGAATTACCGTGGACGAATAGACAAAAGGAAATAATAAAAACGTTTTTAGATAAAAAAACAAAAGTATTGTTGCTGAAGGGTCCGGCAGGAACGAGTAAAACTACCTTGGGAATGTATTGCGGTCTTACTCTTTTAAATATGAGAAGAGTTTCTGATATGGTTTTAGTTAGATCGGCGGTTGAATCATCAGATTCTAAGCTGGGATTTCTACCGGGTGATATTGCGGAGAAATTTAATGTTTATTTGACTCCTTTTCATGATAAATTTCAAGAATTATTGAATAAATCCTTGATAGATAAGCTAGAAAAGGATAATAGACTAACAATATGTCCTATAAATTTTGCAAGAGGACTTCATTTTTCGGCAAAATTTGTATGTGCAGATGAAGTTCAAAACTTTTCTAAACGAGAAATACATACTCTTATGAGCAGAATTGGAGAATTTTCAAAAGTTTTTTTATGTGGTGATCCAGAACAAAGTGATTTACCATTTGGAAAATCAGGATTTGATAAAATTTATAATCTCTTCAATAATGAAGAATCTAAAGAACATGGAATTTTTTGCATGGAGTTAACCGAAGAAGATATCGTTCGTTCAGAACTTTGTAAATATATAACACACAAATTTAAAGAATTAATTGCAAATGAACAACCAAAAGACACTTGGAGACCATCGGATGGTAAGTAAGTAAATAAGACATGAATAATACTACATCATATAATACAGTTACAAACAGGCCGATTGCTTGCACTTTTTGCGGAGCAAATGTTAGTGGTCAAGTATCTCCCATACAAAACCAGCAAACAAAAGAAACAGAAAACGTCTGTAGATGGGTTTGTTCCAGATGTGGAAATTTAGTCAAAGTTGGAAGAGTAAACTAAAATGAACTTCGAAGAAACACTTGAAGAGTCTTTGGATGGCTTGTGGAATAATCGTCAATATGGTGGTACTAATGAATTGCCTAGAAAAGATTATCAACCATACAGCAGTAGTCAAGGATATTCCTTTCCATACCAGAAAGGTTCTCCTCCCGTGTTTCCGCCAACTGCTCCAGAACCGGAAAAGATTCCATCAATTCCTTGGCCTTTGGATACAGTTACCAGCGATTTAGCAGATAGTTTTGTATATCTTCTTTCTGCATATAGAAAGATGCAACGTTGTGTAAGCGAAAACCCATCAATAAACAAAAGACAAAAATTAGCAATTAAAGTTTTGATGAAATTGACAAAATCTTCATTAATAGGAATTAAAAAAGTTGGAAGTAATATATTAAACGTTGCAAATCTAGTAGAGATTGATGCAAAGCAAAATCCTAATATTTTTTAAAAATATATCTTTACAATTTTTATGATTTGATGTAGTATTCAGATTATGAAAATTAACAAAGAATTAATATTATTTATAAAATCAACACTAACTGTAACACTAACATCTACTCTAATAGCACTATCTGCTTGGATGGTGGGACAGAATTATATTGCTGCATTTCTTTTATCTATTAGCATTCAATATATTCTATTTTCTTTTTTTGGGGGATTGTTTAATAACTATTTTTATCAAATCACAAGACAAAAAGAATTAGATAAGCTTGAGCAACTATCTACCATTCTAGAATGTGCTTATTGTAAAAAGCATAATATAATGACTTTTATTCCAGATGAAAATGAAAGAGTAGAATTTGTGTGTGATTCATGTGAAAAAAGAAATTTGGTTAATATCAATTTTACAGTTGCTAGAATTACAGAACCAGTTATAAGCAATCAAAGCGCACTCTCGACTCCAACCTTTACAAAAGAATAATCATGAATACTAAAACAAATCCAACTACATGGTGGGAAGAAATGCATGGAAAGGCTTCTATGTTATCCAAGTGGATAGCTCTATACGAGGCTGTAAATATTGTTTCGGATAAAGCAGAGGAAAGGGGAGTTTCTCCAGAAAAGATAGTATATAAGCCAAAAGCAATCAGAGATTATATTACTGCTACCGAGGATATTATTTTAAAGAAAATCCTAATGGAAGATTATAACATAGATGTTTGTTATTCTGAAGAAAATTCTAATGACCATCTAAATATAAAAATTATTCAATAATTTCCATATACAGAAGTATTATCACATGGATTTTCTGTAGCATAATCAAAGTTATTTAAACTTGCTTCATTGGCTTTATCATTATCATCCAGAGGAATATTTCCCATTCCAGAACCTGGACTATTTGTTTCAAAGCTATAGTCATATCGCTTACCTTTAAAAAACCAAACATAATGTCCTCCTAGTGGATTTCCTTGAAATTCATCTATTACTTCCGTAAGCTGATAAATTGTTGGTCCTCTTCTAGGATAATTTAACCTATCTATACCAAACTCTGATAGCATCATTAAATCACCTGCTCTTGGTTCTGAGGATAAACCATATAGCAATGTAAAATGATATGGGTGGATTACTCCGGACATATCACTGTCTGCCAGTATTCCGAATTTTGAAAGTAAAAGAGCATCGTTGTTTAAATTTAATAAAACAATAAGTGGCTTGCCATCGGTAAAGCCACCATCTGGTTTTTCGCCATATAAGAAATTAAAACTAGAAAGCGGTGCGGTATTGGAATAATAAGAAACTTCTTGTCCATAGATGTTTATTTGTTCTTTCCACCAATTTGAAAAATTTTGTCTTTCCGTTTGGTTTTTAGTTTTATTTAAATATCTTAAATTTTCCATATTATTTTTTTTGTCTATTTAAATTAAATTTTTTAGTGTTTGAATCAAAGTTAATCATGATTCCTGTCCTATTTATTGCCTTTGAATAGCTTTTTTCTGGAAGATGTTTTATTCCATATGTTTTTAAAAGGCGTTGTGCAGCAGCAATTCCAATAGGCCACTTTCCAACCTTATCATATTTTACAATGCTATCTACTATAGGATCATCTTTTCTTCCCGCTGCACCATACATTCTTGCAACCTGATTTTGATGTTTTCTGTTTATAGAACGAATTGGATTCTGATGATGTTTTCTAGTATTCGGTGTAAATCTTTCTTTCGAAGCATCAAAAAATTTAGAAAAGTTTTCCATATCCTATACTTAGTCATAGCAAAAAAAAATCCGATACAATGTATCGGATTTTTTAAATATTATGTTTTTTTTATATTACTGATCAAAAAGACCTTTTCCAACCTTAACTCCACCAACATTGTGTTTAGATGGTTTTGTTAATTCTTCTGGATTTGAACGGAAGGGTTCAGGCTTTCCGTCATATCGAGTTCCTTTAGTAACTTGTGCTTTCTTTTTAGTTACATGAACAGCATTTCTGACTTTTTGATTTGAAGATTTGTTTAATTTATTTTCTAATCTTTCCTTATTAACAAGCGCATGACCTTCTATTTCAGCCTCAACAGATTCTTCAGAAACTGGATATCCTTCCATATCTTCTTCGTCCATATCCATATCTTCTTCATCCATATCCATATCTTCTTCGCCTTCTTCATTTTCTTCTTCGCCAATTAAAGACTCTAAAGCAGCTACAGCACTTTTTAAATGATCGAGAACAGCTTCAAGACCTTCTTTTTCAGTTTCTTCGCCTTCTTCTTCTGAAGGTTCGTCGGTGTCTTCCATGTCAAAGTTCATTTCATCCCCAGCTTCATCTTCAACTTCACCAGAAAAATCTAATGTATCACTATCTTCTTCACCAAATGCTTCTTGAGCTAATATTTTATTATAAAGAAGATCAAATGGATTTTTAGATTCGCTGCTAACAGATTTAGGAAGTGAATCAGAATCTTGTTCGGAGTGTGGTCCTTTAACTGGTTTTTCAGTTTTTACGGCTTCTGGTCCAGAGTTTTTAACAAATTTCTTTGCTTTTTCTGCACCTTCAAGTTCTCCAGTGTTATCAGCTGCAACGCTGGAATTCTTCTTTGTATCTTCGTTTAATACTGAGAGGTATGATTTCATGAATGACATATAGTTGTATTGTTGTAATGATATTTACCTCGAATTATTACATTTCAACAAAAAAAATATTTTTTTTTATTTTAATTTTTTGAACTTAACATCATTTCTGCTTCGTGTTTAAAATCTATTGGAGAAATTAATTCATAATCATTTTCTCCAGCAACCCAAACAATATAAGAAGAGTGTATTTTAAATGGAGAATTTCTTTCAAATATCAAACTATACAATGAAAGTTGAAAACTATATTTTGTATGTTCACATTTTGAAATATGTTCAAATGGTTTTAAAAAATTTTCACCATATGAATTTTTTCTTTCAATTTTTTTATTAGTTTTATAATCAAAAATAACAAATTCTTTTGTTTTTTTGTTATAAGAAAGATTGTCTATTGTTCCGCAAATCGTAGATTCTTTATCTCCTATTACAAATTCCGACTTAATAAGAATATGATCTTGTTTCCACCATTCATAAAAATTTCTAAAATTTCTTATAAGAATAGCCATTTCATTGTAATATTTTTCAATTTCAGAGTTTTCACAAAAGAATAATTCTCCTTTTGGTGACATAAAATTAACAAATGCTTCTCTATCTATTGGAACAATTCTACGTTCTAAGAAATTTTCAACATGTAAATGAAATTCTGAACCCTTGTGACAAGAATAATTTTTATTTTTCTCCCACTTTTCGAGAATAGTTTTTACAGGAACTTTTTCCTTTTTGGCTACTCTTGCTGCGATTACATCAGTATTAAAAGGTTTTTCATAACTAGAAATAAGACCCGAAACAGAAGTTTTAGCTTTTTTTCCTGAAATTTCATATGTATGATTTTTTTCAAAAAATTTAATATCTGAAAAGGAATCGTATAATTCTATAATGGTATCTAAATTAGGAGTTTTCATTGTCCAAATCCAATCATACGATTTAATTTTGTCTTTTTATCTAAGAAATCCACTTTAGTTTGTAGATTATATATATCTGCTAATGAAGTATCGTTTGTTATTTCGCTTTCTACAAAATCCGCAGGATAGTTAAGACTATTTGCAAGCATCTTTGCATCTGTTGTTGATAATAGTCCAAATTCATAATCTATCTGCAAGCGTCCTTTGCGTCTAAGAGCTTCATCGATATCATGCTTAGAGCAATTATATGTAACTATAATAGAAGTTTTCATAATGTCGCTCATGATTCCATCTGAAAGATTCAACAGAGAAGAAACCGCAGAGGAACTTCCACCGTCTTCTCGCTTTAAAATGGCTTTCTCCGCATCTTCTAAGATGATAACTGAATTTGGCTTTCTAAGAAGTATAGAAAGGCTATTAGGATCTGTAGTAAAGTATTCCAACATATTTGTAGGAACATAAATAAAATCCTTTTCTACTTGAGTAGTTAGATATTTTATATATGTTGTCTTTCCCGTACCCGGAGAACCATGAAACATATACAGTCCATTTGTTTTTGTTTTTAGTCGTTCTAAAATAGTTTCATTTATTTCTGAAAAACCACTTCCATAATTAAGTTCAATGTCTACAGTTCTTGAATTATCTAATTTTATCGGTTCAAAATCATATTCTCCATATTGATTCTTAATGAAAATATGAATTCTTCCCTTTGTTTTTGTCAATATAAATGGGTCAAAATCTTCTAAAGGAAATTTTTGAACAGTAATTGGAGCACAGAATAGAATAGAAAAAGTTTTATTGCTTTCATTATAACCACCTTCCACGTCTTCTGATTCGTCGATAATAATATTACTAGGAGGAGAACTCAAACTACTATTTGACATATACTCGCAATCGTCCGGTTGGTTTTTCATGGAAAGACGAACATATATATTTTTATAATAAAACCAAAAAGTTCCTCCTCGAATACCTTCATAAAAATCTTTTTTAACAAAATTGCTCTTTCCGACAGAAGTATACGATAAGAGTTTTCCCTTTTTAAGTAGATGCTTGAGAGAAAGTCCAGTATATTCATCGTCTGAATAGAAAAACCCCGCACAATGACCATATTTTTTTTCTATGTATTTTCTTATCGGAAACTCATTATCGTTGATGGTATTATAAAAAGATTCAGTATTTCCTTCAATAAAGATAGACTGTATTTGGTTTTGTTTTAATGAGAGCATGGTCTTTACCATATGGGAATACGAATAAAAGGCAAGCTTTTTTTTAAAATATTCCATAATTATTATGTATATGAAAAAGCTATCAAAAAAACAAATTTATGAAATTCATGAAAAATGCGTAAATTTGGTAAAAAGAAAACCAGCAGACTTTTTTTCATTTAGGAAAATGAGAGCATCGGTAGGATTGTGTAATTGGACAGACATCGAATTGGATTATAGGAGAGATTTATTATCAACGGCATATCATGAATGTGTTCATTACTTGTTTCCCGATTATTCAGAAAGCATGGTTAAATATACGGAGAGTAGAATAGTAAATGTTTGTGATTCATTAGACTTAGCATATTTTTTAAAAATATTGTCCAACAAGTTATATAAATCTGAATTACACAAAAAATTATCTAAGCAAAAAAAAGCTTTGACATCTGGAAAAAAATAGAAGACAATCAGGGAACTTTTATTAAATATACACATATGATATTCGAAGAACAAATCTCGCGCAAACCAAATAACTATCCATGGACTGAAAAATTTATTGAATCTATGCACAATGGATTTTGGACAGACAAAGAATTTTCATTTAAATCTGATGTTCAACAGTTTAAAGTAAATTTAACCGATCAAGAAAGAGAAATAGTTATACGAACATTATCTGCAATTGGACAGATTGAAATTGCAGTAAAATCTTTTTGGGCAAAGCTTGGTGAGAATCTTCCACATCCATCTTTACAAGATTTGGGATATGTTATGGCAAACACGGAAGTCATCCACAACAATGCATATGAACGTCTTATTTCTATTCTTGGTTTGGAAGATGTTTTTGAAGAAAATCTAAAACTCGACTGGATTCAAGGCAGAGTCAAATATCTTAAAAAATATACTCATCGTTATTATAAAGACTCTAAAAAGCAATATGTTTATGCATTAACTCTTTTTACATTATTTGTTGAAAATGTTTCTTTGTTTTCTCAATTCTATGTAATCAATTGGTTTGCTCGTTTTAAAAATGTTCTTAAAGATACTGATCAACAGGTAAAATATACTCGCAACGAAGAAAATATTCATGGTATGGTTGGTGCTCAAATTATCAATACTATTAGAGACGAATATCCAGATCTTTTTGATGATGAATTTGTAAATAAAATTGTAGCGGAAGCTAAAGACGCATATGAAGCAGAAGCAAAAATTATTGATTGGATGATAAATGGAATCAAAGAAGAGGGTCTTAGTGCTGTTATTCTCAAAGAATTTGTTAAAAATAGAATCAATGAATCTCTTAAAATGATTGGATTTCCTGCTGCTTTTGAAATTGACAAAAATCTTATTTCTTCTACAATGTGGTTTCAGGAGGAATTATTGGGCAATAACATGACCGACTTCTTCCATAGTAAGGATACTGGTTACTCTAAAAAATCACAGTGTTTTGATGAATCTGAATTATTTTAATTTTATATGACAAACAAATACGAATGGCTTAACAAAGACTCAAGAAAATTCTTAGAAAGAGGATACTTGTTAGAAGGAGAAACAGCAGAACAAAGAATTAGAGATATTGCAGAAGCAGCAGAAAAATATTTAAATTGTGAAGGGTTTGCTAATAAATTTGAGGATTATATGGCTAGAGGATTTTTTTCTTTGTCAAGTCCAATCTGGTCAAATTTCGGACGCAAAAGGGGATTGCCTATCTCTTGTGTTACACCTGAAACTTGGATTAATACCAAAGAAGACGGGGGGAAAATGGCTAAGGATATAAAAATTGGAGATTTAGTTCTTACTCATAAAGGAAGGTACAGAAAAGTAACAGATATTATTATAACTAATAATAGAAAAAACATATTCAAACTTAAGGTTGCTAATCGGATGACTCCTTTATATATAACAGAAAACCATCTAATTCTTACAAATTTAGGTTGGGTTAGAGTAGATGAATTAAACAAAGATATTCATTTAGTAGCTATAAATGGAGATATTGAGATAGAAGAAAAAGAACACATTTTAAACCTTAAGCCTTATTGTAAAAAATATGAACCATATATTGTAGATGGAAAAATATGTAAAAAAATTTCAGAAAATACCAAAGAAAAATATACAAAAAACTCAAATTACGTTACATATATTTCAACACCAAATGAAAAAATTGAAATAGATGAAGACCTATCGTGGGCATTTGGATTTTGGTTTGCCGAAGGAAGTTTAACAGTTGATAAAAATAATATTCCTAACGGTATAAGAATTACATACAACGATAAAGATGAAAAAGAATTGGGTGAAAGGTGGGTTAGTATAATAACAAATAAATTTAATTTAAACGGAAATATATATTCTAGTAAAATTGAAAGAAATGAAAAAATAAATAGTTGGCTTACTGCTAATATAAACTCTCATATAATTGGAAATTTATTTGAAAGTTTTGGTAAAGGGTGCAAGGAAAAGTTAATTCCAAATTGGATTATAAATTTGCCCAAAAAAACTCTTCAAAGCTTTTTGGATGGTTTATTGTGCGGAGATGGACATATAACAAAGGATAACGGATATAGAATAACTGTAGCAAATCCCAAAATGCTTTTACAAATATATCAAATTGGTCTTAAATTAGGACACCAAATGTCATTACAAATGCAAGAAAAACCAGCTAAATTGTCTAGTACAAAATATGTATATACATGCAATTTTAGAAAATATAAAACAGGAGCTAATAAAAACATATCAAATTGTGCTATAAAATTTAACGATGGATTATTTTATACACCAATTAAAGAATTAATTTTAACGAATAAACAGGAAGATGTTTATGATTTTACGGTGGAAGAAGATCATTCTTTTAGTGCGGCTGGTGTGATTTTGCACAATTGTTTCGGTTCTTACATTCCCGACACTATGGAAGGAATCATGGAAAAGGTTTCAGAAACCGCTGTAATGACAAAGCATGGTGGTGGTACATCTGCGTATTTTGGTAATGTTAGAGGAAGAGGAACACCAATTTCATCAGGTGGTGAATCTACAGGATCTGTTCATTTCATGGAATTGTTTGATAAACTTATGAATGTTGTCTCTCAAGGAAATGTTCGTAGAGGATCATTTGCCGCATATCTTCCAGTAGACCATCCAGACATTGAAGAATTTTTGAAGATTAAATCGGATGGATGTGATATTCAAAATCTATCAATTGGTGTTTCGGTTTCCGATGAATGGATGAAAAAAATGATCGATGGTGATAAAGATGCTCGTAAAATTTGGGGTCTTGTTATTAAGAAGCGTTTTGAATCTGGTTATCCATATATCCTTTTTAGCGATAATGTTAACAACCAAGCTCCTCAAATTTATAAAGATAAAGGATTGAAAATTAATAATTCTAACTTGTGCGTAACGGGTGATCAGAGAGTTCCATCCAACTTTGGCGTTTTGACAGCAAAGGAACTTTATGAAATTGGAAAAGAATTAATTTTATTTGACAATAATAAAATAGTAAAATCTTCTCCAATGAGACTTGTAGAAAATAACGCTGATGTATTTAAAATTACATTAGAAAACGGTATGACACACAAAATTACGTCTTACCATAAAGTTTCTATTTTTGATAAAAGAACTCAAAAAACAAACGAACCTCAAGTGATAATTACGAGAGATGTAGCATGTGAAGATTTAAAAATTGGTGATTCGGTTGCAATTCAAACAAACAAAGGACTTTTTGGAGACAATAATATGCCAAAAGAAGCATTTCTGCTTGGGTTATATCAAGCCGACGGTACTCAACACAAAGATTTTATTATGATTGATTTATGGGAAAATGATTTTGATCTTTTAGATGAAGTTCAGTCATATCATGATTATGTTTGCAATGAATATAAAACTCAAATTTCTAGTTATAATAAAAGAATTTATGAAAACCCAATTTTTAGAGACTGCGTGGTTCAAGAGGGTTCATCTTTAAAAAAGAGATTAACGTCAAAGGCTCTGAAAAAGGCACTCAATTTTGAAAAGGGATATGTACCAGATTGGATTTGGTCTTCTAATGGAGAGACACAATGGCAATATATTAAAGGTCTTTATTATGCAGATGGTACGGTTTTTAAATCAAAATCTGATGGCGAACCAGTACAAATTTCATTAGCATCTATTAATAAAGAATTTTTAGAAGAAATTCAGATAATTTTGGCTAATCTTGGAATGCAAACTTCTATTAGAATTCTTAGAAAAGCTGGTAAAACATTATTACCTGATGGTAAAGGTGGTGAAAAATATTATGAATGTAAAGATTGCTATCGACTTATTATTGGAAATAAAAATGATGCACTTGTTTTTGAAAAAAACACGGGTTTCTTGAGTAGAAAAAAAATTAAAATAGAAAAAAAGGAATATAGAAATAATACAAAGAAATTTTATAAAATTTCTTCTATTGAGCACATAGGAAAGGAAGAAGTATATTGCTGCACCGTTGATTCAGAAGAGCATCATTGGATATGCAATGGTATAGTAACTCATAATTGTTCTGAAATTATGCTTTCTAACTCAGAAGATGAATCTTTCGTATGTGATTTATCATCTTTAAATTTAGAAACATGGGAAGAGTGGAAAAATACTGATGCCGTAGAGACATTGGTCTATTTCTTGGATGCAGTAATGTCGGAATTTATTGATAAGACTGAAGGAATGAAATGCATGGAAGCACCTAGAAAGTTTGCTATGAATCAGAGAGCGTTGGGAGTTGGCGTTCTAGGTTGGCACTCTTTATTACAGTCCAAGATGATTCCATTTGAATCTATGGAAGCAAAATTTTTGAACAATGAAATTTGGTCTTTTATTAGAAAAAAATCAGATATGGCAACTACCGAATTAGCAGGTATTTTGGGGTCTGCACCAATTTATGATGACAGTAATAAATTAGAATATTATAGACGCAATGTTACTACATTAGCGGTTGCTCCTACAACGTCCTCCAGCTTCATTCTTGGGCAAGTATCGCCTAGTATCGAACCATTGAATAGTAATTATTATGTCAAAGACCTTGCTAAAGGCAAATTTACAAATAAAAATCCACATCTTAAGAATCTTTTAAAAGAGAAGGGTAAACATGATGATGATACTTGGAAGTCTATTTTAGTTCATGGTGGATCTGTTCAACATTTAGAGTTTCTATCCGAAAATGAAAAAGATGTATTTAAAACATTTGGAGAAATTTCACAAAAAGAAATTATTATTCAAGCTGCACAACGTCAAAAATATATTGACCAAGGCCAGAGTTTGAATATTATGATTCCTCCAAACACCAAACCAAAGGAAGTAAATGAACTTATGATATTTGCATGGGAACAGGGTATTAAATCATTGTATTATCAACGTAGCGCGAATCCCGCACAAGAGCTTGCCAGAAGTATAATGACCTGTAAATCGTGCGAAGCATAATAGGATTGATGTTTACAATATATAATCAATCAGAATGGGCAGATATTATAAAAAATCGTCCAAAATTCGACCTTTCAATAAAAGAAGAGATATGGGAAAGAACAAGGGGTTATGATGTTCCTTTGGTTGAAATCACACAAACGGATGCAGAAACAGACTTTCAATCACTTAAAAACCTAAACACACTCCCTCTCATAAAAGAGGGGGAATTGTTCAGTAGATATGATTATAAGTGGGAATTAGGTACAAAATACATAGATTCATGTAATGTTGGAAATAAATCATCAAACTTCTTTCATCAAGATTTAAGATATAAATGTGATTCTATAAATTCTCCTTCTCCTTATAGAACATGGCATACAAAAAAGTTTTTCATGACTCTTTTAAATGCTCTTTGGACACTAAAAGTTAAAGAAGTTACTTCCGATACACTCAGAACCTGTATAGCAATGAGAAAGTATATCGCAAGTCAGTTTCGCCCATCAGCAGCTAAAACATTATACGATCATTTTAATGCTGAAAGTGTATTAGACTTTAGTTCAGGATGGGGAGATAGGCTGAATGGTGCAATGGCATCACAAACAGTTAAAACATACATAGGAATTGATCCAAATGATAATTTGTATGATTCATATAATCAACAAATGAATCTTTTTAATTCTGATAAAACCATTGAAATGAATTGTTTTCCTGCTGAAGATTTTTTACCTTCATATAATCAAACAGAATTTGATTTCATATTCACAAGTCCTCCATACTTTATCATAGAAAGATATTCAAAAGAAAATAATCAATCATGGCAAAGATATAAAAAGATAGATAAATGGTTATCACTTTTCCTCTTTCCTGTTATTGAAAGCTCTTGGAGGCAATTAAAGACTGGTGGACACATAGCAATAAACATAAGTGATGTTTACTGTAACCATACAATAAACAGAATATGTGATCCTATGAATGATTTTATATCTACACTACCAAATTCTATAAAATCAGAAAACATAAATTACAGAATGGCAAAGCGAATGGGAAGTAATTCGGACAGATCCGGTATATTTGTAGAACCTGTTTGGATTTGGAAAAAACAATTTAATATTTTAGATACTATATTATATACAGATGAAAAAAAATTGGTTTGACATTTCATGTTGTGGTATTATAATAATAGCATCCATATATTCTACCATATACGGAACATATAAAATATTAGAAACTTTATTAAAATGAAAAACATACAAGAAATTTTAGAAAATTGTTTACATGATGACGAAACTGTTTTATTAGCAGATGGATTTGAAGATGCATTTGTTGGTATTGGTAGACAATTTGGTAAACCGATGGCTGTTTATAATAAATTAAAATGCATCGAATCTCTAATAAAGGAAGGAATGTCTGAAGAAGAGGCAGAAGAGTATTTTTCCTTTAATGTTGAAGGTGCATACGTAGGGGAAAACACACCAATATTTTTAGAATCATATGAAAATTAAATTACCAGAATCTATATATGAACTTGGTTTAATTACTTTTAAAGAACCAATTTATATTGATCTATATCATGTAGATCGTCATAATTATCTAGCATATTTTGAATGGGACTTTGGTATGGATTGTAAGGTATTCTTGGATTCTTGGATTTTGGAAAGTAGAGTAAAAAAAGGAATTAAAAATAAAGTTTTAATGCAGATTCAGTATGATCTTGGTCATGCTTTCTTTCATTACGAAGGAGATCCAAACTACACATATTACCATTGGGCATTGAAAGCATGGTTAAAGGATAGAGTAGATTTAGATGAAGATTTTGAGCAAGATTTTTATTACAAATAACTGTTGACATTTTATAAAAATTATTTAATAATATAAGAATTATGAAATACACAATCCGTAAAAGAGAAAACGTAACACTATACTTGGCAAGCGATGCAGTAGAACTAGACGAAGATGACTTCAAAAACTTGGAAGAGAATCCATATACAGGAAACAGTGAAGAAGAGTTTCTAAAATATATTTCCGAATTTAATCTTTATGATGGTCCTCCTTGGGATTTAGATTCTGATTGTGCATTGGAATTGGAAAAACTTGGCTTCGACGTGGAAATGAAAGAATTTGATAATTCCGCGCAAAAATATGCAGACGTTTGGTTTGAATCCGGACAAGTAGACGAAAAATATTCAAGGTATGGAGGATTCAACTTCTCATATTCAACAAAAGATTAAAATGAAAACCAAAAGTGCCGAAATCAAAAAAGAAAAGCCAGCATCTTTTAACCAAATTTTCAAAGCAAAGAAAGCTTATGAAAAAGCAAGCGAAATGAAGGATAAAGCTCATAAAGAGTATATGAATATTCTTAGCAAATCTGAACACCTTAACAAGAAGGTCGCAACCGTCGGCAATAGATCTTGGTATGTCACAATTGATATTGATACAGATGCGCGATACTTCAAAAGAGATCCAAAAATTTACTTTAGCCCAATTAAAAAATGAAAAAGAAAAAAACAGAACAATCTAAAAAAGTATCAATAGAGTTTGATGAAAAACATCTTGCAACTCTTGTAACTGCATTGGAAGTATATAGCCGACTTCGATCTGGGCAAATTGCAATGGCTATGTCCACCGCCTTTATTGACAAGGATTGCTTAAATTATATTGACACTCATGTAATTGAAAGCGTTGTTAGGACATTGGCATTTAGAAATGAAGATATTTGCACAAATCCGA